CAATTTCATTTTTAGCTGCTTGTTCGTATATAGCGTATATTTTATCTTCGCTCCTTTTTGCTACGGTTGTAAAGCCTTCGACATCTTCTTCTCTTAAAATCTTAATAAGATTTTGTGTAATCGCGAAATGTTGTGCTTCATCGCGCTGAATAAACTTAATAATTTTTGAGTTGCCCTCCATTTTTCCACGATAACCAAAATAAAACGAACAAGCAAAAGATACATAAAACACTAATCCCTCCATTGCGTTAACAGCAAGAATACAATCAAAAACCTTTTCCTTTAAATCTTTTTTGTTGTCGTCACCTAAAATTTTATCGTAGTTTGATCTAATAAGTTCAGCTCTACTTACAATTTCTTTATCCTCCATTATACTATCAAAGAATGTTGAGGCGTGAGGATGTACATTGTTTAGAAGGTAGGAATAACTGTAGCTGTGAATACCTTCGAACCTCTGCCATGTATTCATGCAGATTTCTAGCTCAGGATTCGAAACATAGTCCTTAAGAGAATGTATTGACCGGGAAAGCATACTGTCTCCGAGTGTTTGAAACTTGAGATTGGTGTCAAAAACAAATCTCTCTTCACCTTTCAATTCGCGGTAATCGTGGCGATCTTTTTGCAGAGATATTTCATGAGGCCACCAAAAGAATTCCTCTTGTTTCTTAAACAACTCAAAAAATACTGGATATTTAAACCTATCATATCGTTGTAGGTTGAGATCTTCACCAAAAAAAAGTGGCTGTTTGGTATGATCAATATTTTTTAGGTTTAAGACAGACTTCATAAGCTATATTTATTATATACTAAAGTTTGCAAGCGCCACTACTGCAGGCATCTTCTTTTATTGACTGTTCCTTGTCGCCATCATCAGTATTGTTGTAGTATAAACTTATAAGACCTGTACTATATGCATACATTATCTCTTTCATAACTTTTGCATCAGGTAAAACATGGTTTGGATAGTGATTATAGTTGTAATATATGTTTGTAGAGATAGCCATATCAATATATTTTTGCAATATTGCATTTACATTGATAATACCTGTATTATCTTGCAAGTTAAATGCTAGTTCGTAATTTTGTTCGTATTTTCCTATTCCGGGTACCAATACAGGAAGCTTACCCATCTTAGACATTTTATATGTTATTAAGGATCTTATTGGCTCAACACCATTAGTGGAGTTTTGGACAACTGAGCTTGATTCACACGGCATTATAGCCGACATAGTGCTGTGTCTTAGACCATGTTCTTTTATATCTGTTCTCAATTGCTCCCAGTCTAATGTAAGCTTTCTACGTACTAGCTCATTAACCTTCTTTTTGTATGTGTCTATAGGTAAGATGCCTTTGGAATATTTTGTGTGATGGAATTTCTCGCATTTACCTTTTTCTTTTGCTATTTGAACGCTAGCTTTGAGTAGATAGTATTGAAAATGCTCCATCCATTCATCAAGCGCTGGTAATGTTTTACTGCCTGTATATCTTAGCTCATTTTTTGCTAAAAACGCAGCGAGGTTGGTTATGCCTACTCCTAAACTTCTACGCTTTTTAGCAAAATTTTCAGCCGCCTTGTTAAAGTAATCCTGGATATCTATTATTTCGTCTAAAAACCTAACAATTAACTCACAAACTCTTTCTAATTCGTTCCAATTTTTAATCTCTAACATGTTAACAGCCGATAATATACACATACCTATTTCTGCATCAGTATCGTGAAAATCTTTTAACGGTATGTAGGGGTGTATGACTTCTGTACACAAATTTGACATTGTGACCTGGTCAAGCCAAGCACCATGCTCATTAGCGCAGTCAACGTTAAGAATATATATTCTTCCTGTCTCAACTCTCTCCTTTACAATTAAAGAAAAAAGCTTTCTCGCAGATATTTTTTTCTTAAACTTAATTTTTCTATCGCTTTCACATTCTTCATAAATTTTACTAAATTTTGGTGTGCCCCACGCCTCCCAGAGGTGAGGCACCTCATGCGGTGAGAACAATGTTACTTGTTCATTTTTTATAACTCTATCATAAAACAACTTTGACATTCCAATCGTATAATCTAGCTTTCGTACTCTATTATCATCTGTACCGGCATTATTTTTTAGAACAACAATATCTTCAATTTCATAGTGCCACCATTGTACATTTATTGTTGCTGAACCCCCTCTAATAGAATTTTGCTGCCACGCTTTAACGGATGCCTCATATATCTTTAGGAACGGAATAACCCCTGTATGCACAACACTGCCCCCATTAACAGACGAACCAATCGCCCTTATTCGTGAAATATCAATGCCGATACCGCAGCGACTAGCTGTTGCAAGCGAAACTGCCGTGCCAGATGCAGTAATAGATTCTTTTGTATCATCAACACCTATTAAACAACAGCTAGCATAACCACGAGATACTGTTCTTACACCGGCCATAATTGGTGTAGGTAAATTAATTTTATGTTTTGAAATAGCGTCATAAAACCTACGAATATAGGTTGATCGACTAGCCTTTGGATAATTTGCAAAAGCGTACGCTGCAATAAGAACGTAGGCAAATTGCGGTGTTTCATGTATAATACCGGTTGTACGGTTTTTAATTAAGTATTTGTCACAAAGCTGCTTTATGCCAGCGTACGTAAAAATAAAATCACGCTCATGGTCAATAAACTCTCCAATCTTATTGATTTCATCTTCAGAATATTTTTCTATAATGACTGGGTCATATATTTTCTTTTTGATGCCGTTATGTATGGTGTCGATCAGGCGAGGCGGGTGCTTACCGCCCCAAACGTCTTTACGCAATTGATAATTTAACAAGCGACCTGCAACAAATTGATAATTTGGAGCAGTAACAGATATAAGATTTGCCGCAGCTTCAATAATACTCTGATGAATTTCACGGGTTGAAATATTTTCAACCATATTTAACTTAGCGTTAATTTCAATATCTGAAAGACTTACACCCTCGAGACCTTCGATTGCCCAAGAAATAACTTTATGAATTTTTTCTATGTTAAACTTTTCAGGGTTTCCGCTACGTTTCTTTACATAAATCTGAGTGCTCATTTCTTATTTTAATTTTATATTTATATTTGAAAAATAAAGTATTTCCTACGAGGAAACTTTATTTTTTTCTCTTATGATTTACAAGAGCGAAAAGATAAATATGACCCATGCGCTGAAACTTCGATATTTTTTTATTGCTATTAAAAATGGAAATATCTACGCCTGGAAAAAACTTCTCCGCATAACAGCTGTCTATAGGATAAAGCCCAGGACTAAAATGTAGAAAGCATGTGAAGCATGTTAACCCGCTTAAAGTAAGCTTAGAATTATATTCACCAATTGAAGCAGGTGGTGTCTTATCTAATTGCCTTACAAGCATATCATTGATAGGATTTTCATCTAACAACCCATATAGGTTGTATGGTTTGTTATTAGTTTCAAAGTAAATTCTTTTCGCACCAGAATAATTACTGATTGCCAATCTTTCCTCATCATATTTGTTTTTTATATTAAACCCATAAAAATAACCATAATGAAAAGTATCATCTAATACTCGATACGCTTCACTTACACTTTGCTCGGACAACTCAGGATTTAATATCATCTCCATGAGTACATAATATGAAATGTTTTTTAAATATCCAGGAATTATCCTCGAAAAGTAGAAGTTTGTAGGAAGGAAGGAAGCTTGAAAACTATACCGTAATTTGTATCTCCGCGGCGAATAACAACAGTAACTCTGTCACCAGTGACAATTGGACCAGAAACTATTGTTCCGTCAAATCTATGTGTGTTGTGCTGCATGCCTGTAGCTGCATCAACGCATTTTAACGTATTTCCTGATGCTATAACCGTGTAAATCTTTTCACCACTTACAAACATTATAGATTATTTATAAAATCTAACACCTCAGGATCCGTGTCTTTGTGTGTAAATGATGTAATTTCTGAAAACATTGTATTTCTCTGTAAACCGTATTCATTTGTTGTCAGCTCCTTAACAATATCAGCCGGTACATCTGCTATCTCACCTTCAGTACCTAACTGTTGACGGATATTTTCTATGGTATACCCTTTAACAAGTAAGTCTTTAGCTTCTTTACAAATATACGTGCGGTGTAGTTCTTTTTCTGTACCAGCTTTTTCTAGCTTTTTGGCATAGTAATCCGCGGTCGCGGTTAATACTCTACCTGTTATAATACATCTAAGTTTCTTTGTTTTCAAACGACTTCCTTATTTTTACATAAACAATGTTCATGATAGGGGCAAGGTTTACACCGACCATCCGCGTTATGCTCATAATCATAATAGATATCCGGTCTTATACACGTATCATTACCAGTAGCCCATTCAACCCACGACTTACTACACGTTTTTAATTTTTCTTGAAGTTCATAATATTTACGTTCATTTTCCTCTGTTAATACCCTTTTTGTCTCTAATTCCTCTGGTGTTAAAACACGTTTTTTATTCTTTTTGTATAGCTTTAATTTATATAGAACTTCTATATCTACTTTTTTATTAAATCCTTTAATATTAAGTTTTTCTCTTACTTCTTCAACTGTAAACCCCTTTTTAAGGAGTTTAGCCGCATCTTTATCAACATAATATTTTTGTACCATTTCTTCAGACCCAAACTTGTTGATTCTTCTCTGAAGTGTTGTCCCAGTTAGCGATTTTTCTCTATTTGTAACAATACAATTAACAGTAAACTTAGGCATATATTGCTATTATAAATACACCTGTAAATAAATCAAATTACTAAATATATAATAGATTATGCCTAATCCAGAACCAATTACAAGAATTATAATTAGACGCGGGACAGAGCAAGAGCGAAGCGGTGTGTTACTTTTACAGGCGGAACCAGGCTTTGCAATCGATTCGAGCCGGTTATATATAGGCGACGGTTCAACAATGGGCGGGGTCCCGGTAGGCTTAAAGTTTTTAGGGTTTACCTCGTTTAGCGGCATAGCATCGAATGTACCGGCGACAAATGCCCCGGCTATTAATGATTTTGTATTTGATAATACATCGAATATTCTTTATACGTTGACTGCATCTGATTATACTCTCGTTGCAAATTACCGACCTGTAGGTATTAACATTACAGCAGATAATGCAACCATACAGCGTGTAGGCACATCTATTTCTGTAAAGGAAAATTCTCTTAACGCCCGGTATTTAACAAGCACCACCATTGGTCGTGGTTTAGAAAGAATTAGCTCAAATCAAGTTTTACGTATTGCTTCGCCATCACCGGAGCTGACCTTTACTGACAATGCTCTCGGTATAACAAACGCAGGTGTACAGAATTCTAAGCTAGCTGTGATGGCACCAAATACAATTAAAGGTTGTCTTAACGTTGCAAGCACCCCAACAGACATTCCCATATCAACACTTGCTACTCTTATTAATGCACAATTAGGCGGCGGAACTAGCGGCGGTGGCAGCGGAGGTGGTAGTAGCACCACCATACCGACAGGAACTATTTTTGATTACGCTGGTTCAAATACAAATATACCTACAGGATATTTGTTATGTGATGGCAGTGCAGTAAGCAGAGCTACATACTCTGCATTATTTGCAATAATTGGAACAGCGTATGGTTCTGGTGACGGTGGTTCAACATTTAACTTGCCAGATTTTAGAGGTAGGGCGGCTGTTGGCGCAGGACAAGGGCCAGGGTTAAGTGTGCGTACGAGAGGTGACCAGGTAGGTGCGGAAACCCATACTCTAACAGTAGCACAAATACCTAGCCATGATCACGTCATTCCGAGAGATAACTCTACACCCGGTAGTATTGATTCTTATGGTTCTACTGAAAGCGGTGGTAATGCGGGTAATACTAGACCGTACAATACGCTGACTACAGGTGGTGGTCAGCCGCACAATAATATGCAGCCATCGTTAGTAATAAACAAGATTATTAAAATATGAAGTTTGATACGTATGTATCGAAATTGCTAGAAGATTTTAATGTATTTCCTAGCGTAAAGCACGTTGCGGGGTCGGGGCCTAATATTGATTTTCGCGGCGCTAGCCCGACTGGTTTTAAGGGCGCTAATCTACCAGGTATTGCGCCTAACCCAGGTCAACCCGTTCTTGTAACTCTACCACGCAAAAAGAAAAAGAAGAAATAATTATTTTATACCTGAATAAAATTGATGGTGACCAATTTTATTAGTTTTCTTGGTGGGATCGGCCCATCGCGGAGCCGATATTTTATTTGGCCCGGAAGCCGCATAATAATGGGTAGATTTAGATGTTATGTCTTGTAATTTGCCCTGTATAGCTCTTTGAACCATCTGCCTTGCTGCATTAAACGCTTGGTGGTTTTTCGTTACAGCTATTAGTTGATCCATTTGTTGTGGGGTCTTTATAGCATTAAACGCACTAAACTGTAATTTTCTTGTTGCTTCACGTACAAAATCTCTTGGATTTCCTCTAGCTCGGTTGTAAATGACATTCATCACACCAGCCATACCTGCAACATAATCTTTTTCACCACCAGCTTCTTTTACCAGTAAAGTAGCGAGTATGTTTTTATCTCTTTCTGAAAGATCATACTGTTGTATGTGTGCTGGTGGTATATCTGCTTGTTCTAATATCTTTTTGACGAGATTATTGAATTTCACCTATTATTTAGTTCAACACCGCGACCTTAACAACCTTGGGATATCTATTAGCAAACAATATAGCGTCTTTTTTATGCTCAAAAAACACATCTATAACAGGTAATTTTCCATCTGAAGCGCTTTTTGCAACAACAGCTGTACCCGTGTCTACTGCTTTTACTAAACCAACATTAGGAATAATTACTTCTTTACGGTAAGGAATAATCTTTGGATCAACAGCAATAGACTCACCTTGTTTAAGTGTATAACCGGTTGAACTCTTCTTTTTTGAGCTGTAATAGTCAGTTTCACCGCCCCTAGCCCAATATACGGTTAGGCGAACAGTCATAATACGAAATCCGCTATTATTTGTTTTTGGTATAAATTCATCTTTATACACTATTCCGTTATTTTTAATTTTTATCTCTTTAGCTATCTTTTTTTCTTCTTGCGGTGGCAGGCTTTTCAAATCTGCCCTTACATCCTTTACGGTAAGCTTCCGATCAACAAAATCTGTATAGCAAACAGATACTGTCGAAAGGATTATGCATATAATGATTGCTCCTAGCTTGTGTATTTTTTTGTTTGTTTTCATAAAAAGATTAGTTGCAGCAAACTGGCTGCGTTAAAACTATGTTACTAGTAGGTGAGTTATTTAGTCTCTTCCCAGGGAAAAACAACCCATCTTTCGTCCGAAAGTTCTGTACCAAAATAATTCGGTCTATAGCCTTCATTTGTCCGATATACAAGTGTAATTGAAATAGGTTTAATAGGCAAGAGATAATTTTCTAGAAACTTAAGTGTACCACCGGTATCGCATATATCATCAATGACATATACAACCTCCTTATGCTTAAGTGCATGCTTATCGGGATATTGAAACATAGTTTCAGCGGCTTTATTTTGATTGTCGTAGCTTCTGATTCCGCATGTATAAAAATCTTTTATATTCTTAATATGTGAAAATAATACAGCCGGGCAAAGACCGCCTCTTGTAAGACCTATAATTGCTGCATTACCACTTAAATTCTTAGTCTGCTCATGTATTTCTAGTAAGCTCTTGTTAATTTCATTCCACGATAGGTATAGTTTATCCATTCCTAATTTTATGAATAATAATGTAGAATCAAGCTTATTTTTTCTTTAACTTCGAAATCTCTTCAGGCACCACAAGCCACTCGTTTAAATGCTTGCTCAACATCTTTGCGGTATCAAGAAGTATTGCAGCTTCCTTGCCTTTTTTCTTCTTATATTCCGCATAAACGTCGAGAACATAATCCGCAGTAATCTTTTGTTTTATCTTACCGGTCATGTTAAAGTGTTTATGATTAACTAATTTAAAATCAACGCGTTTCGCGAGATTTCAAAAGTTTTATATGCTTACTATATTCTTTTACAAGGTTTTGTAATTCTGGCGCGCCAAATAGATTGTGCTCTATTTTCTGTACATCGGCTACTTCATCACTTTCCGCAGCAGTAACTAGATCATTTAAAATCTCAACAATCTTTTCCTTAATTTGCTTTATTGTCATATCTCCAAAACCGGTAATTTTTATTTTCATTTCTTCGCCTTCATTAGGAGCGTATGACTGGCTACCCGCATAATCGGAAATAGGCGGAGAATATTCGTAAGGTTGGGTAATTCTCTCCGTATTACCATCATAGCTCTCGGGAATCCATTTATCTATTTTTGGATGCCAACCAAATTTCATTATAATATATTTATATCAATTGACTAGCGATCTCGTCTGTCTACTAACGACTTATATAGATAAGCAATACATGGATACGTAAACCACGTCAAAAAAGGAAAATAGCATGGAAGATTGAAAATTAACAATAAACCTACACCAATTAAAAAAGACAGCCAAAAGCTACAGCATACATAGCAACTTAATAATTTGCCTAATAACGGGTATTTGACTAGCATTGCTGTTTCAAATTGATCATTTGTATATATATTTTTATCGAAAAAAATCTGACCAAGGGTTGCTTTAAGAGGGCCAAAAAACCATATAGTTAATGCTGTCAACGTTACCCCTAACCCGGTCAAATAAAACACTATCATGTCTTTATTATATACTTAAAAATGTATATTCAACTTGTTTTTGCAAAGTATTGATTATAATATTCATATGGATCGCGATATATCCACTATTAATAATTTCCTAGATACGCGTGAGAACTTAGATTGGTATATTTTTCAATGTGGCCTGCCATGGATAAAACTAGATCTCAAGGTTCCATATAAAGAAATGTATAGGGAGGCCTATGCATTGAAGAGCAAGTTCGTAGAATACAGGGAAAGTAATAGTAAGGGATGGAAGTCGTTGTGTATTCACGGGCTATCAAGCGATCAAATATATGACTACACGAGTTATCCAGAATATAAAAATATCGACCAGAATTTAGTACCGTATAAATGGACAGAAGTAAGTGAGGCATGTCCGGTAACAACATCTTTCTTAAAAAACTCCTTTTTTAACGCTAAATTTTTTCGTGTGCGATTTATGCTTTTAGAACCAGGTGGCTACATTTTACCGCATACTGATATGCCTAAAAAGATACTAGCACCTATTAATATTGCACTTAGTAACCCCCAAGGCTGTGAATTTAAGATGAAGGGGTACGGTATAGTTCCATTTAAACCAGGTAATGCGTTAATACTAGATACAAGTAATGAGCATGTTGTTTATAATAATTCAAGTGAACCAAGAATACACTTGATTCTTCATGTTAACTACCCAGTTTTGTCAAGCCGGGGTAGTGTCAAGTGGGCTAATCTTCTATATCAATCCTTTCAAAAAACTAATCAACCTTAAAACTTACACTAAAACTTATTTTTGGCTTTTTGCTAAAATTATATACTGAATGCATATTTGAAAGCGGAAAAATTACATAATCGCCTACATCCTTGACCTTCTTGTATTCGTTCTCGGATTCATATAAACACGTGCTATCAAGATCAAAGAGAAGATTGTGAAAGATAACAAAATTATCTTTATCATGTTTATGTCTGGGGAAAAAGCTTAACCCGTCAAGCTTGCAAAATTGTGCCGCATTAATAGTTACATGCTTTTGTAGTGTATAAATCATTTTTAAGGTTTCGGGGAAAAGCTCTACTGCTTGCTTTTCTATTTCTTTATTTACACCACAAAAAATAGGTAATGTCTTCCATGTACTCTTTTCTGACCCTACAGATCTAAAACTAGCAACATCGTCTTTATTGTTAACATAAATATACTTCTTTAAGTCATTTACCAGATCAATATCTTTATATTCTTTTATTATATTTTTAATATTGCTTTGAAAAAGATTTAAAAAATTAAAATCTTTTACGTCGTAAAAGCTCTTCATATACCCTTCCTAATTTTACTTTTTGAATATAACAATAGTGCATCTTTTTTTGTTTTAATAGAAGTGTCTTTTATAAACTCCAATATTACATATTCATTTATTTTATACGGAGATGCTTCATTATCATGTTGCTTTAAAATTACAGATTTTACTAAAAATTTATTTTTTTCTAGAGTTTTAAGAGGTATTTTTGTAATAAAGCAATCTTTTTCAGTACATGTACAGATGCTTTTTCCAACCAATATATTATTTTGAATAAAATATTCAAAATCAAACTGTTCATTCTTTTTGCCTATTTTGTAGGCTTTTTTTTTGGTACAGAACAAAAAGAATTCCCTGCCAATAAGATCTTCATTTTTAAGTTTTTTTGAAACTTTAACTACCTTTACCTTAAAAAACATTTTATTATCTTATATTGATAAACTTATTTATCCAGTTAAGTAAAAAGGTGAGAGCTGATAAACATTTTAAAGTAATGCACAGTTTTTACGATAAATTTACTTTTTGGCTTAGTAAAAACTGTAATTCCAAAGAAAGAATTGAAGGATATAAATTTAGAAAGACATATAAAGAGTGTAATTTTTTTATTGAGAATATATTAAACTTAAATAATAGTATAGAAACATTTTACGATTTTGGTTGCGGTATTGGTAAACCAACCCTTGATTTTGCAAAAAAATACAAAAAAATAAATTTTACACTTGTTAATTCTAACACTGAGCATTTAAAATATATTAAATCAAAATATAATCTTAATAATATAACACTTTTAAACGAGGATTACCATAAAACTACACTTAGAGATAATTCAGCTGATGTTATTATGTTTTCTGAGTCTTATTCTCATTCTTATAACAGGCCTTTATTACTAAAAGAATTAAAGCGTATATTAAAGCCAGGAGGCAGAGTGTTAATTATAGACTGGTTTGTTCAGGAAGACTACAATCAACAACAATGGGAAGCATTTGTTGATAGTATGAGCATGTATTTAGAAGAGCCTAAAGATACAGTTAATAACTTCAAAAATGCGGGATTTAAGTGCTTATATCAAGAAGTCAACAATAAAAACTTTTTAAAAATTACTAACAACAAATATGATAAAAATTATTTCTTCTTTAAAAACAAAGAAATTTCTGATTTTGGTAAAATGGTATATCAATTAGTGGAAACTAAGGCAGATATTTCAATACCTGCTATATTTTTATTTCAACTCCAAAAGTAATTCTATCTGTTAGTGATTTGTTTTTAGCACAGTGATATAAAAATGGATTAAAGATAACATAGTCTCCCTCTTTCTCCATATATTTTTTTTCAAAATAAGAAGAGTATTCTTCTACTGTATTAGGATCTCCATTCAAACTTTCATCTAAATATGTAAATGTTCTACCTTTTTTAAGAGGAAAAAGATTTATATGTATAATAACTGTTTTAGTATCGTGCTTGTGGTATGGTATACTCTGATTTGATTTTAAGCAAAAATATCCTGCAAAATTTAAACTTTTAATTTTCTTTAATAGTTTATTTGTTTCCTGAAACTCTTTTAAAAAACAGAACTTTCTTTTAAATAGAGGAATAACAATCCAATTATTTGCATTTTTTCCTTCCTGATAGTACGTTTCATCGTTTTTCTGTTGTTTTATCCATTCAATGGTTTTTAAATGCGCTTTTTTAAATTGTAAATTTCTACTAATGTATAAATTATTATTTAGAAAATTTAAATATTCTTCTTTAATTATATGAATATTATTCAAAAGATCTTTAAATTCAGGATATTCGTTTAATGATCTAAACAGCTTCATTTTAATTATATATTAATTTTTCTGGAAGCTTCCACGTCACAGCATTTGTAAAGTAATAACTGCTTACTGTTGAATGTAAATCTTTACCATAAGCTATTAACTGATTATTTGGAATTTCTAAATTAATAAAAGAAGAATTAAAGATTTTTAATTTTTGGTAATTACTCTTTTCATCTATAATTGCTATTTTATCACTACTTCCACTATTTCTGTAGCTATTTCCATTACAAATTTCAATACCATAAAAATTATTGTTTTGAATAGAATATTTTTTAAGTATTTTGCTTATAAAATTTTTATTTTTTGAATAATTATATTTTTTAAAGTAAATTTGATTTTCTTGTTTTTCAAAAGCATTTAAGCAGTAATCTTCGTATATATTATTCCCTATAACCGTTTCTTTATAATATACTGAAATATAGTTTTTATTTTTTAATGTTTTAAAACAAATACATGGCTGCTTTAAGCCCATTTCATTACTATGCGATTCATTATCAAGAGAAATATTTAAATTAAGCTCTCTTCTTACAAAAAAAAGAAAAAAATCTTCATTTACAGTAAAATACTTTTTAATAGATATTTGCTTAAAATTATTGTAATTATAACCAATAAAACTTACTGTACTATTATTAAAGACATCCTTTATATTCATAGATAATTAGCATTAGCAGGTACTTTACTATCTTTATAATATTTTATCTCATTTACTAAGTCTCTATACTTTGTAATGTTTCCTAACTGTACACGTGTAGGGTTTATAAGAAAAAATTTCTTTGATGACATTACCTTATAAACATTTTGTAAGGCCGTTTCATCGACACCTTCAAGAGAAAGCCTACGAGGAAACATTAGTTTGTGAAAATACACCTTTGCATTAAAATGATTAGCAATATTAACAATATTGTGAATATCTAAAATGTTATTGCCCATCACCACTGAACTTATAGACATTGTTTTTTTCTTTGCTGTAAGAATGTTGTTTATTTTTTCTATATTTTTTATAACCCTGTCAAACTTTGCATTTACTCTAATTTTTTCATACAACTCCTTGGTGCCAGCATCCATACTAATACCTACATCAATGTCCATTTCTGTTAAATATTTTTCTATCTTACTATTTAAAATAGTACCGTTAGTCTGAAGATAGAAATTAATATCTAGCTTATTTTCACTTGCAAAGTCTAGAATTTTAAAATACCCGGGAATAAGAAACGGTTCGCCTCCATAAAAGTCTATTCTCCTTACATGGGGCAATATAGTAAAAAGCTCCTTATAAAACTTGTCGTTATACGGGGTAATGTATTTTGGTAAGTTTTCTCTATTTTTTCGAATTGATGAGGAATGATTCCCGTTACACATAATACATTCTAGATTACAGGTATTATCTAGCTCTAAATCTAATCGTAGTGGATATTTTAAATTATCTGTGGTGTTTTTATAGTCGTAAAACGGAATCTTTAACGTTCCAAAATTACCACATTTTAAATTATGGCTACAATGGCCACAACCCACATTAAATTTCATTTTTTTCATCTCGTTTCTTATCTTTTGTAGTGGCTTTCCATTCCAAATTTCCATTATAGTTTGTTCAGGGTAAGTGCCTAGTTTATAAAATCTATTTGCGCAGCAAACAAAAAAATGACCTCTCTGTCCAATGTAAAGCGAGTTAAAGGGTGCACTACACAGTTGACCTATTTTTTCTCGTTGTTCTAGAAATTCTTCTTGTGTCATATATGATTAATTATGCTGTGGATTTCTTTTGAGGTAAAAACCCCGTTGTTATTGTCAAAATAAAACTCGAATAAACTATTTTTGCTTTTTGCTAAATGCTGCATACACTGCTTAAATTTTTCTTGTCTTTGTGAGGGTGTAAGAAAGCAGGATGTAACTTCAAAGTCAAAAATGTTACTCAGCGAATAGTAGCTACTTTGTGCTGTTTTAATTTTGTTAAAGTCTCTGGTTATATCTAAAACTACAATCTCTTTTTCGGTCTGTAAAAATTTTGCCCACGCACATATAAATTCTTTTTTGTTTTTATAATATTGTCTAAGCATTTCATAAAATTTTTTATCGTAAAACTTTAGAGGGGTATTAGTAATATCGGTTTTAAATATAGAATTTTTATAATTGTTTTTAAACTCTTTAATGAGACTTGACAGTTCTTTTCTACCATCCCAATTTTGTATTAAAAATGTATAAAAATGAATTTGAGCTGGGCTAATATCGTATAAAACTATTTTTTTAAACGCATATTTGTAGTTCAAATACACACCCTTAAATCCACAGCATGGCACGTATAGATTTTCTAGTTTTTTATCTTTATATAAAAAAGGTTCAGAATTAAAGACACGTACGTAGTTTAAATATTTTATATATTGTAAGCTATACGGGGTATTGCAATAATCTTTAAGTTGCATTAGATATTTTCTAAAATTTTTTTGTATTGTTCGTAGTCAATCTCTGTTGGCGAAATAATTTCATATTCTTCCTTAAATTTGTATTTTTTTTCAGGATTATAATTTAGCATTGTTTCTTCGTTAACAAAATATTTTTTTACTACGTCGTTTTCTTTAATATACAAAACATGCTTTTTTGAGCATGGTATAATACCTATTCCAATGGCGATCCTAGTATCATGATTATCAGATACAGGCAGTGACCCGTGAATCACGCGGGGATTCATCACTAACATATCGCCTGCATTAAAAGGTAATAGTGTTGTTGCTTTTGGAATTAGTTTATCTCGGTACTTATTGAGATTCAGTGTTACGCCGACGCCTCTAATAAAGTTTCTTAACGTATGGTGTGTGCGGGGTACTGCATAAAGTGGGCTTGATTTTGCATCTACTGTGTCGAGAGTAAACCATATTGTATAAGATGAAGATGTGTCGTCTTCTTCGATTAAAGAGATGTCTTGATGCACTTTGCATTCATTTTCACCACCAGGATACTTTATAATATAATTTGCAATAACAATTTTAAATTCTTCGAATAGCTCGTCTACTACTGGTTGGAGCTCTTTCCTAACAATTTTTAATACATTTTTTTTGTAAGTTTTGTTTGGACTCATTGCTGTATTGACATGATTAATGCCCTTGCCACAATATATATCAAATTTTGCTTGTTTAATATTTTGCTCGTAAAAAGCCCTAAGTCTTGATAGTATATTTTTATCTATAACACCTCGAAGAATAATATAGCCATCAGTATATAGCTTTCTATTGTCTATATTATTCTTAAGCATATAATTATATTATATTGAAAATATAGTTTTTCCATAAACTATACATAAATAATAGCGCTTATGGCGGTTAATTTTAACCTTTTAAATAGAAACTATATGTGGTATAGTACCTATTTTCATTGTCATAAAGACTTAGCTTTTTTTGAAAATTCTACAGATTTTAAATTACAATTAGTCAGAATAAAATATACAAAATTAAGTTTTAACCTAGAAAACAGAACAGCAGATTTTCGGTTAAAAATATTAGCGCCGCTTGATAATAGCCTTCAAGACCAAGATATTCGCGTTACACAGAATAATGACGGTATTTTTACAATTACAGCATTACAAGATGCTGATGCCTATGGTGCCCTCAATCTTCAAACAGCTGGAGGGGAAGCCAACTACGCGGGGTTTATTGGTAAAGATAGTTTTAAATTAATGAAGGTGAACATGATTGATCAAAACGCCTGGTTAGTTAAGTTTCTTATTATGGATAATGATGTAATAACCCCTGAAAACACTACAGGTGAAGAGGGGCGATTAATCTTAGCTGATAGCGATGTAGAGCCGCAATATGATACTGATGGTTATGTTTTGCCGAGCAATTCTTTGAATAATATGATATAAAAGTTTTTTATGTTTGTTACCTCACATGGAGTACAAACACCTAGCGATTCAACGAACTTTACCTTACTATAATACTCTTTTCTATATTCTTCACAATTCGGTATCTCTTTTGGACATGGAAGATTAAAGTTAAAAAAATCTAATGAAACCTTGTAAACATCATTCATTATAAAATTGTCTAGCCTCTAAAAAATATTTATTATAGATATTGTTTAGCTTGGCTTTTAAGAAATCTGATAAAAACTTATTTACATAGCTAGAAAAATAGAGCTTATTTTCATTGAAATTATATTTCTCAAGACCAATAAAATGTATTATTTTTGCTACCTCTAAATTTTCTACTGTCAATAAATCTGTTGTCGTGTTATACGATTGAGGTAAAAAATTAATATAATCTTTAAAATAGAGGTTTAGTGGTTCTTGATTACCGTTAAATTTAGTTTTTTTACATAGTTTAATTAAATCGCTCGCTATTTTAGCCTTCAAAAAAGCTTGTGGTATGAGCATTACACCAGCATTAAATCCTTGAAATTTATTCTCAAAATAATAATTGTTAGTCACACGATGTAAATTACATACGCTTAGTTTATCCATTTGAAAGATATCAAGAAAATTTGAAATAACAAGAATATCTGTATCCATGTAGAGTATGCTTTTGTATTTTTTGAGTTTAAAGATTTCGAACCTATATGCAGGTGAAAAGAGCCAGTCTCTTTGTTTAGCAAACTCTATAGTATCGTATTTCTTAGTATTAATTATATGAATAAACTTGTTTTTAAAATTAAACTTATCTAAGATCTTGGTAAAGAAAATCTCTTGGTCTGGCAACACAAATAAATTAATATCTATCGTCGAAATGTCGTTATTTTTCTGTATGCTATATAAAGCTATTTTAAATAGGTCTAAATAATAACTAGAATCTAACACGAAAACTAAGGAATGATCACTTCTTTTCACAAGAAAATCCTTTCTTTTCAGTCCAAAACGGAAATCGAGCTTTAGTTAATTTGTCCACAAAGCAATACTTATAATACCTATTTTTTACGGCGGGTGTTAGCCATAAAAACTCTTGAACCAGTTGCTTATCAAGGAAAGGATATCTGGTTTCTATACCAAAAGAACCGAGTATTTTTTCATCTTTTTCGAGATACTGGTCCATTGTACCACCATAAAAATTTTTCCACGGAAATATTGTTGCTAGATCCGCGGGATAGAGACCACCAAAGCAACTATTATCTGTAAACTTATAACCATTAAACCCGTAATCAGAATAAATTTCATCCGCGCCCGTACCAGATAAAAATACCTTTATATTGTTCTTATTGCAAAATTGTCCAATATAAGAAAGACAAAAAGATGAGGAATCTGTAAAATAATTATACCCTAAATAGGTTTCAGGTTCAGATTGCTGTAATAGAGTTTTAAATGCAGCAGTTTTAGCTCGCGTATCAAACGTATAGGTTGTTAGCTTGCCACCAATAATACTACTACGCTGAAAAATTATTTCTTTATTTTCGTTATTTAAAATAGAAATAAAATTTGAATTTTTACGCTTACAAGTTAAGAGAGCAATAGTACCGCTGTCAATACCGCTTGAAAGTCCAACACAAAATTTTTGTTTGGGCACCCGCTTGCGTACAGCATTCTTGAGAGCGGTATTAAAGTCTGATAAATCCGATTTTTTTTGATTAATGTCAAACTTATGTATGTTGTGTTTAATTGTTAACTTCTTATTACGTATATTATATATATAAATGGCATTTGGTAGCACGGTCTGAATGTTTTCAGTTAAATTATGAAGACCGCTCTTAAGAGAAGATAGAAGTAGTTTATTATTTGCGGTAGAGTAATATAATGGCTTTGTACCAAAAATATCTCTTAAGAAGTAGACCAATTCATTCTTTTTATCATAAAAAACTATTGCATATTCACCATCTACCACAGAATGAAACTTATCTATACTTTTAAAGAAATGTGGCAACGCTAAAGAATCATTTTTATACTTTTTTGGGTAATTATAAATTTCACCATTAAAAAACACGAGTAAGTCTTTACTTCGTACAGGCTGAACAGTTCGAATGCCTGTAATGTGTAATAAGTTATGTATAGCACAAATTCCATCTTGGTCAACTATGCTAGTATGGTCTGGGCCGCGCTTGCTAAGAAAGATATTATTAGATCTTAATACGTTTAAATCGTTGGAATTAGTTGAAAAGGAAAAACTACACATATTATATATTATCGTGTTTGAGACGTTATTAAAAGACCCTGAGGTTTCTAAATTTATTATAAACTATAGAAAAATAGATTCAAATAATAAATTTTGCAGAGGCAACATACTAGGAATAAACGTAGATCGTGACAAAAATATAATCTCGGAAAAATTTTACTTTACAACATCGTTTTTTCTTAGCAAACAGCAAGCTCTGCAATTTTTACCAACTGAAGAAGATTTGCTAAATGTATATAGATTTGCAGATTTCTCTGATAATCCGGTATGTAAGCGTGGAGTTACATTTGCTATTAAGAAAACAAACAGCGGGCTTGTAAGGCAGTTTCACTTCAAAGTACCGTCAATATTCTATTCAAGCCCCGCTATGGCAAAACATAAGACAGTTTTTTTGCCTGAGAGAATATTTACCGGTGATGAAATATACGGTATATCATACGAATACAGAGGACAATCTAAATTCTTAAAAAATTACATTTATTTCAAAAATAACATGGCCAAAGAGTATTTTAGTAGAAATCTTAATATAGATATTTCCTGTGATACTGTCGAATACACCGAAACAAATTTTGGTTCAAAGATAATAATGCTTAATTCTGATAAAAATTGTTTTCAAAAAAACTTTCCTAAATTACCTAAAAATTTGATTTATAAGAATTACGGTGCATACTTAACGAATATAGAGTATTCGGCCTACATATATCCGAAAGATTATTTAAAATTAGAAAAAGCAGGTGAAGTAGATACTATCTCGCATTTATGAATTTAGCTGAACATTATACTAAGGTAGGTATTTACTATAATACTACTACACGGGCTTGGATAGATACGTACAGAAGAACGCAATCGTTTAGATTCCACCAGTTTCTCGATGAACATGATAATATATTATATAAAAAGATTTTTAAGAAACCTGGGTCATACCTCGATGCTGGATGCGGTGATTTTTCTTTTTCCTTAAAAGCTAGTAAGAATAATAAGAATATAAACATAACTGGCGTGACGTTAAGTCAAAAGCAAGTAGACATTGCTGCTAGTAAATGCACAGACCGTTGCATTATATCCCTTCAAAATTTTGAAAATTTAGATTTTAGAGATAATTCCTTCGACGGGTGTTATTTTATAGAAAGCTTTTCACATGCACTAAACAAGGAGAAAGTATGTAAGGAAATACGCCGAGTTGTCAAGCCGGGCGGGCATATATACATCTTAGATTTAAATCTACATTCAAAAGCAAAAAAAGATAAAACATATTGGGGATGGTATAATATCTTCTTCTTTCTGCCAATAAAATACCGTCAAAGTTTGCAGCTATTCGAAAGATTTTTTCTCATTGATAAAACTACGACAAATTTAAGAAATTACCGCAAAGATTTATATAGAAAAATAAGACCTAATATTAATTTCGAAGATTGTGAGTGTACGTTTTTAGACAAAAAAACTCTCACCGAATATGGGAAGTATCATACGCAACAAAGTAAGTATAATTTACCTGTTGTCTGGTCAGAGTTTATTATGGTAAACAGAAAATGATTTACTTCCCTACAAAGACGTTGCTTCCAAATTATAGAGAGCTTCCCTCTCTTTATAATTGTTATAAATCGTTTAAAGGAAGAGATGTTTATTCTTCGTATGTATATTGGATATTGAAAAATAACGGCATTCAAAACATAGAGCTGGTTAGAGATTTAAGTAATACTCGAGCAAGCGATGCAATTTTTTTCCATTTTGATAACCTAGATGCATTTAACTTCAATACACCAGCAAAAAAGATACAATTTGTTTCGGATAAGCCGTTGATTGGTGGGTGTAATTTATATCTAACAGCCGATTTAACAGCATGTACGGGTTATTCAGGTAATATTAATCCCTCGTTAATTGTAGAGAAAAAATATTCAGTAGAGTTGTTATATTTTCCAGAGCCCCTGCCGGTTGGACTGAAGAAAACAACAGTATGCTTCCCACCTAAAGTGGCTACATGTATGGGATTGTATGAGAATATTGATAAAGATTTATTATATTTGATCGAGCAAAAAGAAGCTTTTATAAAAAAATACTGCAATACAAAAAAGAAAGTAGATATGATATCAAACATAGAGTTTAGGTTGAACTGTACGGCTAATAATAATAAAGGCGACGAGGATATATTTTTCTTTATTAGAAATAAGGAAATAGGCTATAATTATGCTGGCTATAAGCATCCAAACAGACTGTTTATGTCTTTCTATTGCAACATACCAGGTTTTTATAATAAAGAACCAGCACTATGTGCTGTTGGTACCCCTAGCAAAGATTTTATCGAAATAGATGGTGCATACGATTTTGTTGAAAAGCTAGTGAACTATTCAACAAGCGAACAATATTTTTTAGATATCTTACAAAATATTAAATCGCGAGAAAATGAGAACGACGAACAAAGTATAGTTTCTAGGTTTGTTGATATTACCCAACGATTAGGAATTTCTTAAGTCGGTCATTTATATCGTCGATTGTAATATTAACTGTATTGTCTTTAACAGCTTCAAATAGTAAGTTACCCGTGGCGTCTTTAATATAAATTGCTTCGTTATTCAATTCAATAGAATAGTTGACATTGCTCTCAACAAACTTTCCGTTAGCATCAATTTCAAAGAAAAGATGATGAATAGCATATGCATTAGTAAATACGCTAGTGTTAAGCGCCTCAATAGGTGTTTGTTCTGCAACATAATCACCTAATGGTATAGATAAAAGCTCTATTACATCATCTTCCTGTTTTATACCCAACAATTTTTCTTCTGTATTGTTGTTGTTTTTATTAGTAATGTTTACCTTGTAGAAGGAAGTAATATTTTTTGCAATATTAGTATAAAAATCAACAAAAGAGGCTTTATTGTATAATATACCACTCTTGTAATTATTAATACAACTGATTGTTACATCATCAGTAATTATCCAGTCCGGGGATGGTAGTAGACTCTTTGGCCAAGAAGTAATCATATCAAGAGGTATCAAATAATTTTCAAGTTTAATGCTTGTTTGTTCTTCTTTGGCCGAGATCTCAAGTGTCTCTAATGTTTTAAGTGAGTCAGCAGCAAATGGACATCCTTCGGTTAATCGTTTTTGTAAGGTTGTTCGCTCCTGGGTAAGCTCGGTAAGAAGAAATTTAAAATGTTTGTTTAGCTCTTTCTTGTAGTTGGCAAATGCTGTTTTGAGTATTGTTTTTTTGTTTGAAAGGGCCTCGCTGTTTGAAATGCCTAATATATCACATCCAGGTTTAACTTTTGTAAGAAAAGTGACTTTAGGAGTAAGAATAGCAGATTCTTTGTTTGAAATAATACTATGTTTTTTTAATTCAAAAATAGTTTTCTTTTGAATTTTTTGATAGGGAAATGTTTTGACTTTCTTTTCAAATCTTTCATTGAAAAGAAAGACTGGCGAAAATTCAAACGGAAGTTCAGGTATAGACACACAATCAATTTTGTCAAGATCAATAATTGTTTTTTTACCTTGCTTTAAATCAAAAGTTTCAAAACGATCATGCTTTTCAGTGTTAAACTCCAGATCAGTAATATCTAGATCTGGAAATACTCTTTTAATTGTCTTTTTATTATTAGTAAAGAGTGACCAAAACAGAAAATCATCGTTTTGATCATAGGCCGCCTTTATAATTACTTTGTCTAATATCTTGGAATAGACTGTAGTTGCAGCAAAATTACTTTCCATAGTATAATATATATAGCTACAAAATATTTTGAATCAAGTTACGGGTAGCTTACAGTTGCACTTATTTCTAAATTTGTACCGCAATTTTCACTATCTCTGACGTAGAAAACCCGTGCGCCGCGAGAAACATTGAAGGTTGCTTGGTTACTTCCGTTTGTCACATACCAGGCACCGTTATAATATACAGTATACGGTGCACCAGCGTCACTGCCACTGCATGTAACTCTAATCTGACCGTTATTACCAGCTGCATCGCCTGTAGGTACAGCAACACCAGCAATACTTGGCAGGCCATTATATGCAGCGTAGAATTCACTAATTCTTGTTGGGCGCCATCTTACCGTTGGTCCTGTGTATGTCCAAGTAACGTTAGACGTACCTGCAGGCCGTGGGGTATTACTCATTTCAGCTTGGTTAGGCATACAAACACCCGCTACTTGAGCATTAGCAGGTGTGTTACCGCCCATATATTGAAGTTCTCGTGCATCAAGAGATGTTGGCACATTACCTAACGCCTTTAGCGTGTTTATTTGTGATACAGAGAGCGGCCCAGACGCTGGCAGTTTCATTAAACTTCCCTACTGCATTTACCGTAATTGCTTTTAGAGGCTAATTCTTTAATAGCTTCTATTAATACAGGAATTAGTTTTTCATACCTTACTGCCTTATACTTTTCTTCACCAGGGCGAGTTGTTACTATCTCAGGTAGTACCGCTTCAACTTCATGTGCGAGTACTCCATAATCTGTACCTTCGTGTCCAGATTCCGGCTTCCAATCGAACTTAATTCCACTCAATTTTAAAATCTTATCTAATGCACTTTCAATTGTCGTAACATTAGTTTTTAATCTTACATCTGAGGTTGCATACGCGGTTATATCACCAGCTGCATTGATCGGGCCGCCTACACCTAATCCACCTGTAATAACAACTGCACCGTTAGAAGGAGAGCTTGAAGTAGTACCGTTTGTGAAGGTACTTACACCAGAAACAGTAAGAGTACCGTCAATAGAAGAGTTGCCTGTTGCAGCCACACCACCAGAATTAACTGTTAGCCCACCACCTATGGTTGCAACACCCGAGGTAATTGTCAAGCCGCCAGCAGCAATAGTAACATTATTATTAAACGTTGCACCATTAATGCTTATATTGTAAAAACTAGAGCCAGATTGTAGTGCATCTTTTAATACTGCTGGATTAATACTTGTACTATTAGATGAACCGTTTGCAGTGTCTGTTGAGTTTGCAAAGTTTACTGATATTGTAGCTACTGCCATATAATGTATTTATATGGCGCCTACTATTTTCTAGGCAATTTATAGTATTTCACACCATAAAAATCAAATACACTTTTTCCATAGATATCATGCTTATATTCTTCATTATAATAAACTATCGGTATATTCCATGTACATATTAATCGCGCACAATACGAACAGGGAAAAAGTGTCACAGCTATAAGCTCAGCCTGATTACGACCAAATAAACTTAGTAAATTTTGTTCAGCATGAATCATATATGGTCGTCTCTCATCTCTGTTTCGCCAAAATTTTTTCTTAACATTCTTACCAGAAGCTAATCCATTGTACGCTACCCCCAAAACTCTTTTATCATAACCTAAGGCACAAGCACCAACTTTGTTATAGGGGTCCTCACTACGCTTTGAGGCCTCTATAGCTAGCGCCATTGCATGTTCAGGCCAAGATCTTCTGCTTTTCATGCTTCAGGCAATTATGTATATCGTTTTCTAGATATGGTACATCAATAACTCTCCACTCACCTTCTAAATTACTATAGTCTTCTGGCTTCTTTCTTTCATACCAAAATATTTTAAGTCTCTTGGGCTCTAGACCTGACATTTGACTGTATAAGTACGCATACATACTTAATTGAAGAGAATATGAAAAATATTCGCATGCAGGATATTTCTGCAGTGGTTCGAGCATAAAATCATCAAAGCTCGAGGTGTATCTAAGTTTTTTGTTTGTCTTGAAGTCATACACATCAAACGTTTGACCATCGTCATTGTGTGCAATTATATCAGACATACCTGCAATACCGAGTTTTCGGTTAAAAACTAATTTTTCAAAAAAGGTTTTCTTATTAAAAGAAATGTTTAGTTTTTTAAATTTTGTTAGTACGGGAGATAGAGGACGATTAACAATTTTATTCTCCGTAAAATACATTTCTAGTAGTCTGTGAACAGCTGTGCCAAAGACTTTACTATCCTCTCTTTTTTTCTCCCATTCATCTAAAATCATTTGTATGGGAATTCCTTCACGAAGGGCAATTCGCGCCGCCGTGCCTCTTTCATCAAAAGGCTTTTTAAATCTCTCTACCCACCTTGTAACGCTTGTATAAACAAAATCATCTACTGGGTCTGTGTAGGTGTGAGCTTTGGCATTAAAAACAGGAACTCTAGATCTTGACACCCTTCTATAATATTATATAAAAAAGTATAATCAAGGCTTACAAAAAACGCAAGTGATCGACTTAGGCATTTCAGTTACATGTACGAGTTTATATCTTCTTTTCTCCATTCCTGTGACTAGTTGACTGAACCATTCATGATCAATATTCACAAGAATACTATGACGCCGAGCATCTTCATACACATGTGTGCTGAATTCTTCGCAGAAGAACTTGCCAACTGACTGCGTGAACTTCACACAATTATTTATTATTTTTTTTTGGAAAAAAATTAATTATTTTCGTCGAAATAATTTTCGTCGTCTTCTTCAAAAAAATCGAACGGATTTTCTACAGAAAAGGTTATTCCTTTGTCGTGAGCATTTTGCCTGAAAGAACTAACAAAAAAATCAAACTGTTTTTCAGTTAAATAAAAAATACCTGCTTCTTTTTCATCAACAAAAAGCTTGACGTGATAAGAGCCGCTTTTACTTTGTTCGACAACTTGAAGAGTGAGTGTATTCATCTACTTCAAGATAATAAATTCAAGAACTTTAATTGCATCTGTATATCTTTTTAAAGATATTTATTTTTGATTGCATCAGGATTCGAGAAGAAACCCTTTTTCTAGATTGTAAACTTCATTACCACGGCTATCTTTAATTGTAACTACGTCTTCTCTTAGTTGGTTATAATGCTCAGAGGTTAATTTGTGCGCTAGCCATGTATCCTCTGCTCTTACCTTGATGCTTCTTGATTTGTCAGAGGCATAAACATTTTTTATAATAGCCGTGAATGTTTCCATACCGATATAGTAAGAGATAGTTATAATAAATCAAGATAAATAATGTATGGATTTTGGAAAGCTTTCGGCACAAGTACTTCTCGAGAAAATTGAGAATAGTCCTATTTTTTATAAAAATAAAGTCAACCGACTAATTTCTTACTTACAAAAAAAGAATAACATACTTTTTATTACAACGTCTAATCGCTGGGAAGGGCATCCTGATGATAAGCCTAAGAGCACGCAGCTAGCACATTATATCAGAGAGCAGCTGCCTAGTAAAAATATCCGTATAGTTAACATACCTGAATTAAAGATTTTTCCATGTGAGGGTAATGTGTCATCTAGTAAGGGCAACTCTTGCGGTGTAAAGGCTGCATTACTTAAAGATAAGGATAAAGATCCTACCGGCTATCATAGGTGCTGGGCATCAATTAATAATAAGAACGACGAACTATGGAAAGTCTCTAAGCCGCTTTTTGAAAGTGATGCGGTTGTATTTTTTGTTTCAGTTCGTTGGGGGCAAACCAATATGTTTTACCAGAAGTTGATAGAGAGATTAACCTGGATAGAAAACAGGCATACCACCTTAGGAGAGAGTAATATTGTAAGTAACATTGATGCAGGTATAATATTGATTGGTCAGAATTATAATGGTAAAAATGTACTTAATAATCAGAAAAAAGTTTTAGAATTCTTTGGGTTTAAAACACCAGATATATTATCTTTTAATTGGCAGTATACGTCTGATATTAATGCAGAAGCATCAAGTGATTATAAAGCTGCCATAAAAGTATTTGCAAAAGTATTTGGCATATTTACAAAAAAATAACTATTTGATTTTTTCAACAAGATCAGTTATACTGAGAATGTGAAGAATATTCTGATTATCAACGGTGCTCTTGGTGGTCGCACTGGTAATACATCGATGCTTCTCAAAAAAATTAAAAAGATGATTTTAAAGGGGCAGGAAGGTGTAAAGGTCAAAACAATACATTTGCATCCTAGCTTTTGCTGGAATACAGTTAAGCGTAATATTAAGAAAGCCGATGGGTTAATTTTTTCTTCAGGTACTTACTGGGATAGCTGGGGTTCACCGATGCAGCAGCTATTTGAAAAAATGACAGTATTAGAGGGATCAAAATATTTGGTAGGAAAGCCTGCATGTGCAATAGTAACAATGCACTCTGTTGGTGGTAAAGAAATAGTTTCTAGAATTTTAGGTAATCTGGTAAGTCTGGGTTGTATGATCCCTCCTTTTGCAGGTTTTGCTTATTCGTACGCAGATCATGTTGCACATAAAACCAGAACGTCAGGTAGACGCTTATTAGATGATGTATGGCACATTCAAGACCTACAAAGCTTACTAAATAATCTTATAAAAGCAGCATGTATAGAGACAAAGCCTGAGTATGATGTTTGGGATTTTCTTGATACAACTGCTTTTGACCCGACCACTGTTTGGTTAAAATGATAATAAAATTTACCAGAAAATCATTGAGATGGTTAGATAAACAAAAAGTTTCTCTAAAAAAGCTTGAAGCTGGTATATTAACATTGTGTAAAAAAGAAGGTAAAACTAATCGCCGTATAAAGATTAATATTATGCCGCATGCTCTGGATAGTAATTATTATTACTGGGTAGATACATTGAATGTAGCGGTCGGTTCTAAGGGTAATGCACCGAGATACATAAAATTAAGAAGAGTTTGCAGAAATTTATTGCATGAGTTAAGACATTTTATCCAATATAGAATACATAAAAAACCATTTACCTTTAGTTACTCTATGAGAGATATGACTTTACTTAACCCTAAGTATTGGAATGACCCGGATGAAATCGATGCAAGAAACTATGAGAAAACAAAGCTTAACTATTTGTATAAAAAAATAATCTAACATAATAAGGCATAAATAATCGATATGCCTATCTCCGGTACAACAAAAATTACTCAAGGACTATTAGATAGAAACTCTGTCACAACCGTCAGTCTTTCAGCTCAATTAGTTACCACTGGTAAATATGCACTTTCTTCTATAAATTCTGATGCATTAGATAATAATATTTTGCAAACAAGACATTATGGCCTTTCATCGATAGTAGGTAGTAGGATAGGTTCAAATACTGTAGAAACACGGAGCTTGGTGGATATTGATACAATAACACCCGGTACATATGGAGGTAACTATTCGATTCCAATTATCGACATAAATCAAAAGGGTATTGCTACACGTGTAATAAACTCTGTACCTGTAAGTGGACAATTCTTAGGTGTAGATGTATATAGTTCGCCTGGGACGTTTACCTGGACAAGAGATGCAAATGTTAAAAATGTTTTTGTTATTGTAACAGGCGGGGGAGGTGGTACTTCAGTGGTAGAAGGTGGTGGTGGTGGAGGTGGTACTGCTATGGCATATGTAAATGTTGCAAACATAACTACAGCTACAGTGGAGGTTGGGCCTGGAGGCGATGTAACTCCCACGAATGGTGGTATTTCTGCTTTCGTATCATCGGCTGGAGTGTATGCATCAGCACTAGGTGGTTTTGCAAATAACAATACAATAGTCAACACAGGTAACGGCGGAGACGGTGGCTCAGGTATTGTTGGTCAAATACGACTTAACGGCGGTGGGGGTGGCTATGGCGGTGCAAATACAGTTGTTCGAACTGCAAATGGGGGTGCATCTTTTTGGGGTGGCGGTCAGAAATCAAGAAGTACAACTAATACAGCAAGAGTCCAAGCACCTGGCGGGGGAGGCGCAGCAACTGCAGGTGCACCTACCACTGGCGGTGAAGGTGCCACGGGAATTGTTGTGATATATAAATATTCTTAATATATGTACGCTGTAATTTATAAATCTGAAGTTGTCAATATAAGGGAAACGCCATTCGCAGGCGCGGATGGCGTTCATATAGAGTGTCGCGAGTGTGGTTCCGACGTTGAGGAGGGTTGGACTTATGAGGATGGAAAGTTTGTAGATAAGCGCTTGGATAACATTACATGGAATACTATTAGAGGTATGAGAAATCAGAAACTAGCAGATACCGATTGGGTAATATTAAAAGCGTATGATACTGGTGCTGGTATTATACCGGCGTGGGCGCAATATAGACAGGCATTGAGGGATATTACAAAGAATTTTGCTACACCAAAAGATGTAATTTGGCCAGAACAGCCATCTTCTTAATTAAGTTACAACCTCACCACCGGGAGCAGGCACCGGGCCGCCTGGTGCAGCAGCCTCAGGGCCTGGTGCACCGGCCTCTGGTGCACCTCCTGTTGGAGCTGGTCCGAATGCAGGCGGAATACCCGGAGCAGTACCGCCTCCCATGCCACCGCCACCAGGCATTTCCCCGCCAGCAGCGGGTGGTGCACCGGCTTGTAAATTTTCTCTCCAATTTGGACCACCGGCTTTAATTTGCTCAAGTTCCCACAAGAAGCCTATGTCTTTTCTCATAAATTCTCTGTTTGCTAGAAGCTCAATATCAGACCATCCCATATACTTCTTAAGAGCGTAGGTTTTACTCACAGCATCAGATTGAGTAATATTAACAAATGATGTTGTTTTTATTTCTTGCTTTTGTGCTTCACGCATTTCAAAGAAATTCACCGGCACATTAAATTCAATTTGTATATGATTCTCCTTGAGATCATACTCTTGCCAGAGTTTTCTTAGCTTTAAGTGTGTAATAAATCCATTTTTTAGTCCCTCTGAAAATTGCTGCTGCATCCTAACAATAAATTTAGCAAATTTTAATTCCTCTCTAAGAATGTTCATATCATCTTTATAGGCATCATCAACATTCAATCTCGATACTGGTACCTTGAGACTTTTATAAAGTTTCTTAAGAAAATAATCTAGATCTTCAAGCTTGCCGAGATTTTCACCTCCAGCGAGCCTATCAATTTTTGTGCCTTCACTACCGGCTCGCTTGGCAAACCAAAAATTGTCTAAAATTGATTGAGGGTTAAACTTTTTAACTGCACCACCACCTTGATCTTTGTCATATGTTTTTGAAGACCAATATTGGTTCATTAGCTTCTTTAAGTAGGCTTCAGCTTTTGGTGGGGGCATATTACCAACATCTACATTAAAGACCAGTCTTTCCGGTGCACGGGCCAATCTATATATTACCACTGCATCCTCAATAAGACTTAACTGCCTATAAGCGCGTCTTGCATTTTCTATAAAGGGTAATCTTATTGTTTTGTTTTCATTCCATATACCAGAGTTAATATATGTGACCTGGTTTTTATCCAGCGGTATTAGTTCATAATCTAATATCTTTGAGGGGTTTGTTTTATCGAATACAGGTTTACGTAGTAAAAACCCCTTTATCATCATATTCTGTACATTACCGAAAATAGGGTCAATAAATTCTGTTGGAACAGTAACAGTTCCGAGAATACCTTCGTCTTCATATTGTTTGTGGACAACATGTTCAAAGTAAAGCTCTCCGTCCACTAGAAGACTTCTGAAATATTCCCATCCTTTATTTTCTAGATCAAAGTGATTGATATATTTCTGAAACTCCTTTTCCAATATCTCCAAGTCTTCAGCTTTCATCTCTAAATCAGGGAATTTTACCTTTACAATTTTACCATCCCTATCTTTGTTGATTGCTTCATCACAAATTTCATCCAACGCATCAGCTACTTCAGCAAAAGCTGCCATGACTCTATAATCGCGAAGCCTAGAGATTTTGTCATGCTGTATATTAGCATACATGTACTGTGTGAAATTATTATCTAGACCTATAATGCCTGCAGGATCAATATTATTAAACCCTGTGTTTGAACTTATGCTCTGCCTAGCTAGCGCTTCAGTTCGCTTACTACCTGTATCTTGAAACAGCTTAAATTTGGGGTTAAGCTTATTTAAAGTATCTATAACAGTATAGCTCTGATAAGGTAAGCGTGAATTAACATAATTCATTAGTGAGCGGCCAAAGGTACTTTCTCTACCGCTATCTGAATTTCCGTATTCGGGCATACCTTATTTATAATAAAAAATATAGATTCAAATAACTTTTACCACTTGATTTTTTAATCCTTTTCATTATAATAGATTGTGGGTTTCAGAAAGTAATCTTTTTATATGGAAAAAATAAATGGAAAGAATTTTTTGATTGCGTGCCAGAATTGCGTTTCACCATCTAATGATTTTATCTTCTATGCAGGATTCGAAAATCATCAATTCACTAGTACCTTATCAACTTGCGCGCGCGCCAAAATTATAACCTATGACACCGATTATTGATTTCCTTTTTCCAAAAATCCTTTTTCATAAAAAAACAGAGGATGGTTTCGAATGCGGACCCTATATAACAAATCTAGATACCGGCGTCTATTACTCCGAATATGATTATGGTAAAATATTCCGAGTGACAGTACTTGGAATAGGTATTAGTATAACGTGGATTTACTTATAACCAGCTTTATAATCATTTCATGATCATTGAAGATATTAAGGTATATGATGGTGTTATATTACATAATCGCTTTGCTTACAAATATTTTCGAAAGAAGTGTCTCCCTATAGGTAACATAATTGCTTTTCGTGCACCTGCAAAAGTTGAGACCGCAGGTTTAATCGATCAAGAGGATTCACTTAGTAATGATTTTATCTACAGTGAAGATATGATACATTTCCTATATGAGATACCTTTGATTACAGAAAGTTTTGGTGCGATTGCCTACCAGCGATTATTCAATACGATTGTGGCGAATATCTTAAGTTCTAAGTATCTTAATGCACCTATCGAGGTTGATGGTGATGATCTTATGGTACATAAAGAGTTTACGCAAGGTGGGGTTGTACAAACAAAAGGTAAATGTAGTGTTAGCATCGTTCATGTCAAGGATGCGGCCGCACTCGGCCATACCGGTATTAACGTTGTCGCAGGAAAGAAGGCACCTGCATTTGCTTATAGTACAAATTTGTCCGATCTTGATATACGTAATTTTATGGGAGATGTTATTAATTCCTTTTACGCAATGAACGATGACATCTTTATTGCATCAACAAAGATTATTTCACATTGAATATATTTGATATATTAGACGGTATTTGTTTTTCTAAGAAAAAAGATATACTTGACAATGTTGAAAAAGAAAAAGAATATTCACCCTTTATTGTCAATCGCTGGATTTCTATGTTAGATCCCTCCGCGGCAAAAATTGTTAACGACACGGTCAATCGGTTCGGTCACGTCTTTACAAACCAAGAGCAATATAAACTATTGACAGAAATATTACCTAGATATAAAAGACAAAAAATTAACTATATTAAGAAACCTACAAAAACTTGATTTCCAAGCGCTTATGTGATAAGTGCTTGTATGAGTAAGCCAAGTGTAGATCAACTACCGACACAAAAAAGTTTAATCGATCTAAGCTCGCATTCACGCAATTCCTTGAATAGTGTTTTTGTGGGATATGATCTATCTCATCTTTTAGATGATATTCTATTGGTTGAATTTGTTGATGAAGGTGGAAGCAATAATACTATCGTAAGAAATGGTATATTAGTTCCTGTGAATGCGGAGACTAATGCCTGGCGCATCGGTAAGGTGATTCTCTGTGGTGCCAGTTGTCGCTTAGTTAAGGTGGGTGACCATGTGTGCTTCCCAAATAATATGGGGGTACCAATTGCTAACATAGAGGTAGTTAATCATGGACCTGTAAAGCATGGAATCTTTTTAAATGAACAAAGAATCTTTGGTGTAGTGCAGCCCCGCAAAGAAGAAATTAACAATGTTAGTATCGATAACAAACCTAAGAGCCGTTCTACAAAACAGCGCGTGTGAGATAAAGTTTCTCCGCCGGAGACCTAAAGCGGGGAGACCACCGTACCGTAGGATGCTCTGTACTACAGCAAATAGTATTTTAAATACAGTTGATGGTAGGATAACCTTAAACTATAAACCTGCATCAAAAAGTCCTCGATATAATCCCATGCAAAAAAATCTTATTATTGTGTGGGATATTTTTATGCAAGATTATAGGTGTGTAAATTGTGATAGCTGTGACCTAATCACAACAGTGCCTGCTGCTTCTTTTTGGGAATATTTTAAGAAAAATTTAATGAAACTAAACACATCTCAAAAAATGATGTATATGGACTCATGATTGCAGAAAAAATAGAAAAAGCTATTAATCAATTTTTGCAGCAAAAGGTTTACTTTACTGTAAATGGTAAAACTATTAAAGCCGGTAAGTTGGTTCTATTTTGTATAAAGGATTTTTATCTTGTTTTTACATTACATATACAACAAACAAAAAAAATATTTGAAATACCTTATCCATACGCATTTTTAATCAGAGACAATAAAATTATATTAGACTATACTTTAGAAACATTCTGTCACAATGTAAGCGATATTCGTAACTATGCAAAGTTGCTCATACCGAAAAAAACTGGTAAATTTCATAATTGCCAAGCAGAAATAACTATAGTAGAAAATTGATTTTTAATAGTAAATACATTATGCAAATTAACTGTGAAGTAAAGCTTGATACAAAAAAAGCCTCAAACAAGCTATATTTCGACAAAAAATTAAAACAATTCTCAAATGCAGTAAAGAGGTGTGGTATAATAGATGAATTAAGGCTATTACGTAACTATATGAAACCTTCGGTTAGACGGAAGTTATCAAAGCAGATATCTGCACAAAAGTGGAAGTATTATTAATTTTACGATAAAGGTTTATTCATAAATAATAAACCGTGAGAGCGTATACCTATTACTTTGAGGTCAAAGACCTCATACTACAGTTTCTGGCTGCTTTTGACAATGTAGTTATAAAGCGATATAATAGAAACAGAGTAGCTGAAGCCACACAGCAAGTTCGCTACATTTATGCACCCAAACAAAGGGTATTATTTGATCTCGTTAATGCTGCGCAGAATATTACTCTACCTGTAGTCAGTATTACCATCTCTGATATCTCGCGCGATAATAATAGAGTCTTTAATAAGAATGCCGGTTTTTTTGCTTACGGTTCTGTTGAGGATCGGTCTCCCTCAAGCAAGACTTTTCATTATAAGACACCTGTTCCAGTAAACATAGGTGTCAATATGAGTGTTATTGCCAGGTATCAATCCGATATGGATCAAATCTTATCAAATTTTGTACCATTTAATAATCCTTATATAGTATTGAGCTGGACAGTTCCAAAAGATTTCAATCTGCCTTATACACAAGAAATACGTACAGAAGTTTTATGGAGCGGTAATATCGATTTAGAGTATCCGCAAGACATGAATGGCAATCAGAAAGCCCAGATAGTAGCAAATACAAAATTTACAATTAAAGGGTGGTTATTTCCCGATCCACAAAATCCAATTAATAATATTTTCCGTATTGATGTAAGCATGACCGCAGTAAGTGGTGGTACAAGCTTACAGTTCGGTAATTATAATGTACTTAAATCACAAGTTGTGACAGCAGATTCTGCTGCTTTATCATCTTTTTATAATACCGATACATTCTCTGTTTCCGGACGACCAATTATAACCGGGGTACAATTGTTTACCGAAATATGAGCAAAAAACAACCATCTTTTCGAATAAAAACTAACACACCTGGTAAAATAATTGTACTTGAAGGTGATATGTTTAGTTTTTCTACAGGCAATGGATTGTATTTAAGCTCAAATAAATTTGACGGCAGCCAACAATATTGTGATTTTTACTCTCTTATTCAAAGTGTAAGTGCAGGCAATCCTCCTTTTAGCGCTTACCCAGTAAAGGAATTTACCGTTAATACAAACAATACACTGCACTTTGAATTAAGTTCTTTTTCCTCACCGCAAAAAATTGACATAATATATGCAAACGAAGCTGGTTATAGATTAGCTTCGAGCGGAAAACGGTTTACTTATATAGAAATAGTTTCAGCATATAGTTGATTATAGTAATAAAAAATATAAATCTCTTATATGTCAACAAGCGAAAAAGATATCAAGCTTCTTGAAGTAAAGAAGCAAATCGAGGAAATTTTGCAGCAAAACAAAGCCGCACTTGTCCCGGTTACGTTAATCAGTGGAGACAAAGTATTTAGCCGTGTTGATGTTGTCTCTGTTGATTCGCAAAATACTGAAAATAACAGTTAATTAGCATCTAATTACAGCGACATAGAACTAAATAATTCTATGCCTTATCGTTCGTTTGCGGATTTTAGTGAAATTTCTCCTATTGCATCCGACTATATTGTCGGTTTTAGACCTCTGCAAGGTGAATTTAAAGTAAATTTCTATACACTCTCAAAAATTATTACTGGTGGTTTAACAACAACACCAAACGTTTTATATGTTACGACAAGCGGTAGTGATACCAATTTTAGAGGTATTGGTGAAGACGAACCATTTAAAACTATTAAAAAAGCTTGTTCGTTTGCCTCATTTAACCCAGGTAGAAATTATACCATCTTTGTAAGGTCAGGAAATTATATTGAGCAAAATCCTATTTATGTCCCGCCTAATACAACCTTAATTGGTGACAATTTGAGACGAACTAATATATACCCGGCAAATAGATATTATGATATACTCTGGGTATCAAACGCAACTTATGTCTGGGGGTTCACTTTTAGAAATCATTTAGCCCCCTCTGCTGCGGTGGCTTTTCCAAATATAGACACAAATCAAATACCCATTGATCCATATCAAATTGCCTTTAATTATCCTGGGCTTTCTGCTCAAAAACCTGCTTTAAAACCTTTTATTACAACCAGTCCATATATACAAGGTTGTAGTTCTATTACCCAATCAACAACACCTGGTGCAGATAACGCAGGCTGCGGTATGAGAATAGACGGAAAATTAGTAAGAGGGTATTTGAGAAGTATGGTCATGGATTCATACACACAATTTAACGAAGGTGGCATAGGTATTAATATTATTAATAATGGTTATGCACAGCTAGTTAGTACCTTTACTATTGCCTGTACATATGGTGTTCTAGTTAGCGCAGGCGGTGGGTGTGACATTAATACTTCTAACTGCTCATTTGGTAATTACGGTCTAGCTGCATATGGAAAATCACCTTATCCAATTCTTTCAGGTGCCACAACTAATCAAATTTCACCAGGGCAAAATCAAGTTATTGTAAACGGTGTAACACCAACTGCACTTGCTTCGACACCAGGGCAAAATTTAATATGTTCATTTGAAACTGACCCCTCAACTTTTTATGTACTGGCTTCGGCCGGTCAACTCGGTAGTGAGACATTTACGCTTGTTATTGAGGAGCCAACGACATTTAACAGCATTATACCAGCAGGGAGTAAAGTAGACTTTTATATACGCAGTAATATTTTAGCTAGTGCTATAACGTTTGAATATGTAGGTTCAGGGACCACTCTTTCACGGTCCCTTCCAACATTAGGCGGTCAAACAATTCGTGAAAATGAAGCTGTTTTTGACGACAACGGTGTAGTGTTCTTTACCGCAACAAATGAAAGCGGTGATTTTAGAGTTGGCAGTGATTTTACAATAAAACAAGCTACTGGTACGATAGAAGGACGTACTTTCCAAAGATCTATATTTTCTCTGGTCACCCCATTTGTACTCTCAATCGAATAAATAAAATATTATGGCTACAGTACCTCTTAATCTATTTAAAAATGTAACGTTGCCGTTGTCTACGTATGATCCATCTATAAGTACTTACACTGCACCGTTTTCGCGTGCTGCAATTATATTAGCCACACAAATTGCCAATATTACACATGAAAATCAAACTGTTACAGTACAGCTCTCTAGTGCAGCATTTGGTACAACTACATTCTTAATAAGTGGATTCACCGTTCCTGCGTATGATGCAGCTAATATTGCTATGGGTAAAATAGTATTAACCGAAGGTGATAAGCTACTTGTTTGGAGCGGTGCTAACAAAAGCATGCATGCAACCCTTTCAATATTAGAAACTATTAACACCCCAGCGTAATGAGCAATCTTCGCCCGACCTACTTTAGTGAACGGGTCAAGGTTGTACCCCCGATCAGCGCAGATATTCTGCGTTATTCTTTTTTAAATTTACAGAATGCTGAGCCTAACCTCGGTGTTCCTGCGATACCAGCGCCAATGGCGTTTGATACATACGTACTGACAACAAACGCTGCCGGTCAAAGAGTTTTTGCAAGAACAGAAAACTGGGATAGTACATATACAACACTTCACATTAACAGTGCTTCCTGGATAACAGTACCACAAGCAAATGCTTTATACTTTAAAGCATCAGGCGGTGCATTGTACGGAGATTTAGATCTATATGGAAACCTACTCATTCAAGGTAATTTTACAGTCAATGGTACTTTTTCGGCATTAAGTGCAAGCTTTCTCACAACACAACAAACCTCGGTGTCCTCTTTAAGTGTTATTGCAGCAGGCATTTCACCAGCATTGTATGTTGCAACTTCTTTTGGCGCTTATGATATAGCGATATTTAAAGACATAGACAATAATCGTGAGGTTATGCGTATAACGGATGCTGCTTGGCCTAATGGGCTAGGTCGTGTCGGTATTAACATATACCCAAATGAAGAATTTACAGTATTGGGTGATATTAGTGCAAGTGATAATATTTACGCAAATAAGTTCGTTGGTGATAATAGTGCCTTTGTAACACCTGATGGTTCAAGCGCATTATGGAATTCTGTTTACAACTACACAAATACTATAAGCAGCTTTTTACTCACTACAGTTACATCATCAGCTATTAATGTAATTGTTCAAACTTTAAGTGCACGTTCAAATATCTTTACAGATGGTAACATTATAAGTGGCGGGCGAGATATAGCTCAATTTTTATTATTAGAGCCTGGTTTAAATGTAAGAGCACTCATTGAATATCTATCATCAAACAATATTTTACTAAGCAGCGCAACATTTGAAGCACCAGTAGATTTTACAAAAGGAATTTATGTTAGTGGTGGTGCATCTGTGGTGGGCGGTCTTACAGCTGATTTTATATATGGTCAAATACAAAATATTGCTAATTTTCCTGTAGATAGCTTTACCGGGACAGGTAGTCAACAAACATTTTATCTTACTCAAGAAATTTCTAGCGGTAATGATATTATGGTTTATGTCTCTGGTATTTACCAGGACAAGCTAACATATAACTTTACATCAGGCCCGGGGAGCTCAATTACATTTGTTGAAGCACCACCCGTACCGGATACTGTAGGAGATAAAAATATTGAAGTGGTGTATGTAAAGGCTAACCCACTACCTATCGGTATCGTTTCTGATAACTCTATAACTACCCAAAAATTAGCTAATTATGCAGTAACTATAGAGAAGACTAGAACAGGAGCATTCATTACTTCCGCAGGCGGGACAATTTATGGTAACCTTTCTGTTGTTGGTACAGTTTCTGCAAGTAATTTTGTATTAGTTGATGGTGTACTTCTTAATCAAGCTTTTGATGTTGGCCCCGGTCAAACAACTTTTCAACTACCGAGCGCAGTCTACAGTAAGGATGATTTAGTTGTTTTTGTATCAGGTATATATCAAAGGAAAGATACCTATTCTTTAACCACACCAAAAACCTTAGAATTAAGTTCACCTCCACCAGAAGGTAATAAAGTTGTAGAGGTTCAATACCTACGGTACTTCCCATATACACTCTCTGTACCAGCACCAAATTCAGTTATTAATTCTTCTATTGCTGATAATGCTATAAGCTATAGAAAATTAAGCGGTGTTATGGTTCGGATTGAACCACAAACATACACCGGCGACGGAGTTACAACACAATATAATTTGGTGTGCGCTGTTGCAACATCGCACGATCTAGATGTATACTTTTCAGGTGTATATCAAAATAAAGATTCATATTCTATTGTACCAAACAACTATACTTTAACCTTTGTACAAGCACCACCTTCCGCTGCACTTATTGAAATTAATTACAGAACTGTACAATTTTATAGTCAATTTTTTACTGTACCGAATCTATCAATTACCACACCAAAGATAGCCAATTTAGCCGTTACTTCAGATAAATTAGACTCTAATATTAGTATTATAAACGACTTAGCAGTCGGTGGTAGCATTACTGCTGGTAGAGACATTACTACAGGTCGTAATTTAAATGCGGTAGATATTTTCGCTACTGGTAATGTAACAATATATGGTAACTTAACCGCGCTTGGTTCGACTACCGTAATAGATACCTTCCTAACTACCACTAGTGCTCTGTCTGTAATTAATGCCGGCTCCGGTCCTGCATTAGTGGTAAGACAGCAGGGTGCGCAACCAATTGCTGAGTTTATTGATAAGGAATCTGGTACATCTTTATATGTCGGGGATAATATTAAAGTTGGTATCGGTACAAATAACCCCGTACATGAACTTCAAGTTCAAGGAACATTATCCGCAATTAATATTGGTGCTGTACAAACTGTTTCTGCAACCGACATTTGGACTAGAAATAAAATATTTTCCGGTGGTGAAGATCTAGCTGATAGATTAGGTGATGTGCCTTCCGTATATGCAAAGTTTCACGGTATACAGCAAGCCAGATTATTATACACAAACACTAATCCTTTCTCTGCAAATTGGAATTTAAGAGACAATCAAATTGCAAACTTATACCTGTCCGCTGGCGGCAATACATTACTTTCTAACCCGACAAATCAAATTGCAGGCGGTACATATATTCTTATGGTACGTACATTATCTGGTAATGTACAGCTATTCTTTGATTCTTTATATAGATTCCCCGATGGTGTAACACCCACACTTACTCAGGGTGCTAGTGCTATGGACATCTTCACGTTTATTAGTGATGGGAGATTTATGTACGGTACATCTGTACAAAATTATAGCTGGGTACCGTAATATATGGCTTTTCCTGTCTCACCGCTAGGTTTTCTCGGTAGCGGGCAACCTAATCTTTATAGAATATCTAAATCTTTAAGATTTAGTAGAGACCCTACAACACAAGCTAGTTATCTCTATAGAACACCACACCACGAAGGGTCGAGGAAACAATTTACTTGGAGCGGGTGGTATAAGAATCTTAATTTTAGATCTAATTCGCAAATTACAAGTAATGCTTTCTTTCATACCGCTCCTCTAGGTACAGGTGTAAACTCTGCCAGCTATATCTATCTACAAGATGGAAGGCTAGTATATTGGGATTGGCGAGTAGGGGCGTGGGGAAGAGTAGCACAGACTACTGGTGCATTTCGCGATCCAACCGCGTGGTATCATTTTATAGTTGCTGTAAATTATACTGCACCGTTATCTTCTGACCGTGTCGCTTTTTATGTAAATGGTGTACGGGCTGATTTAGATGTTTCAACCACTACCTATCCCAATACCGGCGAAGAAACCGCGTTTAATGATCCGTCTAGACCACACTACATTTCCGATACAGGTAATAATGTCCCGCTCAACGGATATCTTACTGAAGTCAATTATATAGACGGTCAAACGCTTGATCCGTCAAATTTTGGCTATTTTGATACGTATAGTGGTGTCTGGGTACCAAGAAAATATATCGGTACATATGGCACTAATGGGTTTTATTTAAATTATAGTGACACTACAAGCCCGTATACCTTAGGGTATGATTTCTCTTACCATCCCACGCCTGGGTCATTTCCTGACCCGTACTGGGATTCAACAATGTTGCTACTACATTGTAACGGTTCGCTTAGTGCTACAAACAATACTTTTGTTGATGACTCCGTAAATCGTCTGACTATTGTTGCTACACCTAGCGCCACACAAGGCTCAGAAAGTCCATTTAAACTACCTGTAAATGTTTCTTACTCTATTGATTACGGTGGTTCTGTATACCTAGCAGATGGTGAATATTTACAATTACCGTCAAATAATGCGTTAAATCTTGGAACCGGTGATTGGACTATAGAATTTTGGATTAAAGTTCAAGATAATAAAAATTTAATAGGTATTTTGAATATAGATTTTGATCAATTTGAATTTGATCGTCAGGATACAGGTAACGGGTCACAATACTTTGTAAGTATTCGAAATAACTTCGCCCCAGGCGGTGATAAGAGTCTAACTAGCATTGCGAGTGCGTCTAATGTAAGAGGTAGATGGGAGCATGTCGCTTTAGTTAAATCTGGCACTACAGGTGTGTTATATGTAAACGGTATAAATGTAACTAACGGTGGATCTGCTGACTTTTCAAATACTGATATTAATGTAACTAATTTTAGTTACACCCCGTGGATTGGTAGACATGCAACTAATGGCGGTACACTAGCTAGTTATTTTATGCGTGGGTGGTTATCGAATTTTAGAATTACTAAATCTGCGGTATACACAGGTAACTTTATACCATCACCAACACCCCTACCAGCTATAACTAATACAAGCTTATTATTAAATTTTGCAAGCGGTGGTGTGGTAGATAGCACAGGAACAAATACAGTTAACTTACAAAACGGGGCGAGAATTAATACCTTTGTCAAGCAATATAATACGGGTAGTTTGGCCTTATCAAGTGCGACTATTGCAGGAAGCTATGGTGCTTTTGCCTGGGTTTATCCTAGTCCAACTTTAAATCTTAACGATACTGATTTTACTATTGAATGTTGGTTCAGAACAAGCTCCTTTAGTCCGGCATCACCTATTATCTCTTCTGCAAAATATTATACGGTGGGTGCTAATGGTAATTGGATAGTTCGTATTAATAGCTCCACACAAATAGGATTTTTTAGCTTTGATGGACAGTCTACACAATTAGGTGCAGACTTTACAGTATCAACCATGTCACCGAATACATGGTATCATTTAGCCGTTATCAGATACAATGGTAACGTTAGATTATATTTAAACGGTGTACATTCTTCCACCGGTGCGACTGCGGTTTCCAGAACTCTTAATGATGGTGGTAATAACGGTATTTACATTGGTCGAACAAATCAAACTGGAACATATGCTGGTTTTAATGGTGAAGTTGCGGATATAAGAATTTCACGTATTGCAAGATACTCTACTGATAGCACTTCATTTACTCCACCGACTACACAACTTCCGGATACCGGTAATTATGTATATTTTGGCCCCTCACAAGGGTTGTCAGTTTCTACTTCAACTAATTACGGTACTAGCAACGACTCATGCTTTGATGTGCCTACACCTTATACCGATGTAAACCCGCGGGGTAATTATCCTGTAATGAGTCCCTTTAATGCCAACGATAATACGTATGTAGATCGGTGTGGGTTAAGATCTAGAGGATATGGTGGCAATGCATGGTATGGTGCAAGCACAACAGTGGGTGTAAGATCAGGTAAGTGGTACTGGGAAGATATAAATGTGAATGGCAGTACTTATATAATTACGGGAGTTACACGCGTTACTACTACAGGCCTCGATAATAATGCGCAGTGGCACCCCGGATATAACGAACAAGGTGGTTCAAATAAAAGTTTTGGTTATTATGCATCTAACGGTCATATACAATATAATAATACTTCAACTCCATACGGAAATACATGGACTGCAGCCGGTGATGTAATTTCACATGCATTAGATTTAGATAATAAAAAATATTTTGTTGCCAAAAATGGAGTTTGGCAAGGTAGTGGTGACCCTGTTGGGGGTGCAAACCCCGCACCAGGTGCAACAACAATACTTACAACTTATAATGGAGATTATTTTCAACCTGCTGCTGGGTATTATGGAGGGGCTATATGCCATCATAATTACGGTCAGCGGCCTTTTTTGTATCAAATACCTATCGGTTACAAAGCGCTTTGTTATACAAATTTACCCGCAACAATTATTAGAAAACCAGGAGATTTTTTTAGCAACACACATTATGTAGGGACCGGTTCAACTCGTACCGTAACAACTTCAGGGTTATCGGGAATTCCTGTAAAAACCTTAGGGACAACAATACCTGATTTAATATGGATAAAAGGTATAGCTAATACATCACATGTATTGATCGATACAACGCGTGGTGCTACTGTTTCTTTATCTGCACAAAGTACAGCTGGTCAAACAGCTGAACCTGCCGGTTTACAAGCATTTTTACCCACCGGGTTTATAGTTGGTCCACACAACACCTATAATGCATTAAATGCTAATTATAGTTCATGGAGTTGGAGAAAAAATAGAGCTGCGGGGTTTGATATAGCACAAATTACAAAAACTGCTAGTAGTAATCAAACATTCTTACATCAACTAGGTCAAAAACCAGCAATGATGATTGTCAAAGCAATGTCCCCGCAAACCGGGCAAAATTGGGGTATTTTTCATCAATACGGTACCAGTGATGGTATAGCAGGACAAGGAGGATATTTTACGTTTGGTACTGCAGGGTATACTGCAGATACATCTGTATGGAACAATACCGCCCCTACAAATACTCAATTTACACTAGGAACGTTTTGGTCTGCTGGTGAATATGTTGCATATTTGTTTGCGGAAATTCCAGGATTTAGTAGGTTTGGTGTATACTGGTCGAATAATCTCACAAACGGTCCATTTTGTTTTTGTGGATTTAAACCTGCATTTTTAATGTATAAACGGGCCGATGCTGCAGATACAGTGGGGTGGCTTATTTTTGATCCATCTATTTCACAAAATAAATATAATCCAGCCACTTATTATTTGAGCCCTGCGAATTCAAATGCATTAACTTTTGGAGGAACGGTAGATATAACTTCAAACGGATTTAAACTTAATTATGCCGGTGCAGATGGCAATGTAGCTTCCGGGCGATACGTTTTCGCTGCTTTTGCAGAATCACCATTTAAAATCGCGCGAGCAAGGTAATAAATACATTATATGCCCCTAGTTACTATTATCCAAGGAATGCTTGATAATGATGCAGTTACATCTTCAAGCATTTCCGCTAATGCAGTAACAACAAATAAAATTGCTGATGGTGCTGTTACGAATAGTAAATTAAATTTAGCTTCTCCTCTAGGCACCGCAAATATTGCAGACGGTGCAATAACCTCAGCAAAAACAAATTTTGCTGATTTATCGCTTTCTGGTAACGCCACTGTAGGCGGTAATCTTACAGTGTTAGGTAGCATTACAGCATTAGGGGATTTTACTTACCTAGATACTATAGTATCGGTAACTAGCTCATTGTCTGTTATTAATAACGGCACGGGGCCTGCTATTTTAGTTAGACAAAGAGGTACTGAACCCCTTGCACAATTTATTGATAATGAATCAGGTGTCGCATTTCATATTTCTGATGTGGGTAGAGTAGGGATTAATACAGATTGTCCTCAAGCCAGCTTTACTGTGGTTGGTACAACATCTGCTGTTGGTACATTAACAGTACAACAAACTATAGAAAAAACTAATATTGCGCAAAATATAGTAGATAATATTGATTTTGATGTATTATCACAAACCGTACTTTTTCAATCTGCTCCGACTATAAGAAGTTGGTCTGTTAATTTTAGAGGGAATAATGCAGCAACATTAGATAGTGTTTTATACCCTGGACAAACTGTTACCTGCGTACACTTAGTATCAACAAGTACTGTGTCAGTTTTTTGCAGTGCGGTAAGGGTCGATGGTACTCAAGTTATACCCTATTGGCAAGGTAACGCTGGTGCTCCTGCCGGAGGAAACTTGAATAGCTTAGATACATACACCTACACTATTATTAAAGTTGCCCCTGCAACCTTTAGAGTACTTGCCTCTCAAACACAATTTGCCTAATGCCTCGTATATCTACAGCTAGTTCAACAGCTGCACGTGGTTACGGTTTTAGTAATACACAGCCTACGACCTTTACTCCCTATCAAATTACTAAGTCATTAAGAAATGTACCTACACGTAATCAGTTTCTTTATCGACTTCCAGGCGGAGCCATAGACGGTAACCGCAGAACATATACAGAATCATTTTGGTTCCGGCAAATGGCAGTAAATACGGGTGCAGCTGAATCTACTGGAAATTGGATTGGTGCAGTGGCATTTCCGGGTATGGGAGGGAACCATGGTGTTTATAATTATGGTAACGGGACAATAGCAACATTTTGCTATTACAATATGGACGGTATAAATGCCGCCCCAGGACAATGGCAAGGATTTTTATACACACTGCCGGGGTTTCGGGATAATTCAGCGTGGTATCATTTTGTGTGGGCTGTTGATACAACCCAACCACAACCTGAAAACAGACAAAAGCTATATATTAACGGACAACTACAGACTAGTTTTAAGACTTATGAATCACCCGGTACAGGCAATTTCATAAATCGCACCCCTACCTATCCTAACTTAAATCAAGTAACTGAATTTGGTAATACTAGTGGTTCTGGTTTATATATAAATTCAGATTATAGCGGGAGCTCAAGATTTAATGGTTATTTAGCGGAACTTCATTGGGTAGACGGGCAAGCGTTAGATGCTTCGGCGTTTGGATATTATGATAATAATGGAGAGTGGCAACCTAAACCGTACGCAGGTACATACGGTAAGTTTGGTTTTTACTTACCATTCATAGACGACTCTACACATACAAGTATTGGTAAAGATTATTCTCGTGCACTAAAACCAAGCTTAACTTATCCAGAAAATAGTGATGAATATTTTGGAGCAGTATCTCTATTAACTCAAACTCTATCATCTCGTTCACTAAGCGGTAATAATATAGTTTTTAGAGATTATTCATCTCTGAATAATCCTATAAGTAGCTTTAGTACAGCATGTCAAGGATCTCCTTCACCTTTCTACTTACCTGGGGAAACTTATGATGTAAACAAATATGATGGTAGCTTATACTTAAGAGGTATTAATGACTGTCTAAGAATTCCTTATAACCCTGCATTTAGTCTTGGTAATAAGGATTTTACAATAGAGTGTTGGGTAAAGACAGACGGTGTAAATCGAAATAATGGTAATTCTCCAGTATTAAATCAATCTACTGGTAATGCGTCAGATTATAATAGTGCTTTCTTTTTTGGTATTGGAAGCGATGTTGGCATTTACTTATCAGAGGGAAGAGGAACATGGGATCAATTTACACAATCTACAGGCAGAACTATTGCTGATGGTTGCTGGCATCACGTTGCTGCTGTTCGGTCTGGCGATCGTTTATTAATTTTTATTGACGGTGTACAATGTGCGTCACAACTCTTACCAACCGGTTATACTGTGAGCTTTAGTGATAGACCTATTGAGGTAGGTACGCAAGCTGGTCAAATATATTTTACAGGAGGTTTAATTTATAACCTACGCATGGTGGTCGGAACCGCGGTATATACTAGTAGCTTTACCCCACCAACCTCACCACTTACAAATATACCAAATACAGTACTTTTATTAAAATTTAGAGACGCTGCCATAGTTGATGCTACGAGTAAATTTGTATTTTATACAGATACGTACGGGTCTGGAACAGGTACTAATGCATTGTGTGCAAAATATAGTAGAGGTATTGAGACGCATGATAGTGCTGTTACTGTTTTCAATGCTTATAATAAATTTTGGTCAAACCCAGGTACAGATTTTACTGTAGAAACATGGTATGTTTGTATCTCTGGTAGCGATGTCAACATATTCAATATTCCTGCTAGAGACCTTACAAGCTTTTTTGCACTCAATTATAATCACAGTAGTAAAGCAATAACTGGATATACAAATTCAGGTGTACAATTTACTTCTAATAATAGAATACTAACAGCGTGGACACACATAGCATGGGTTAGAAGTAAGAATGTTTTAACTCTATACTTAAATGGTAGCGCGGTAGACACTAGATCATTTGCAGGTAATTTAGGATATAATATACCTGCATACCTAAGACTTGGCACACAAGGGTCTTTACATAGATCATTCTACGATCAATTTAGATTTACTCAAGGTGTAGCAAGATATACTACTAATTTTATTCCACCTACAGCTGCATTTGCCGTTAACGGTAGTGCAACCTTCTTTCAGCCTATTAGCTTCTTAACAAATGAGGTCAATGCACTTACATATAGTGACAAAGCTAGTTATAATGAATCTCCTACCGATTTTGTTTATTCAACCTCTAATTCTATTGTATCATCTTATAACATAAAAACATATATACTTTCAAGAAATAGTAATTTAACAGTTTCAAATAGTGGGTTAACAGTGAACACTGGCGCCGCCGCCGCCCAGCATCGTATGGCTGCAGCAAAAACAACACTTTCTGCTGGCAAATATTATTGGGAAGTAACTGCAGGCACCGAAGCCGGCTCCGTTAACATATTTGGAATGGCACCGCTTAGCTCACATTATACCGATGGAATTTATACTGGTCTTATTGAGGGGTTCGGTTATGGTTATAGTACAACAGCAGGTCTACCTTACGCGGGGCCAGGGTATCAAACTAATATTGCAGCTGGAAATTTCGGATCTATAGCAAACCAATCAGTATTAGGCTTTGCTTATGATGCGCAAACCGGCAATGCATGGGTAAGAAATTCTACCGGTTGGCTTGGAGGTGGTGACCCTGCAGCAGGTACAACTCCTGCTTGGACAAGACTTGGAACAAACACAACACTTCTTCCCTTAGCACCAGCTGTATCTTTATATAACACAACAGCTGCAACCGGTACCACATTTAACTTTGGCCTACGTCCATATACCTTTACACCGCCCGCGGGGTTTTCAGATATTGTTGATATTACATATGACCCTGGTGTAAGAGGTACATTTTGTACTATTAACCCAGTAGGGCCGCGGGTAGGGCAACAGCCTACAGTTACCGGTTATGCAGCTGCAGGCGAATTAGATTGCGGAATGGCAGCTGCAAATATTGGCGGATCCACCTCCCAAATGTGGATAGGTACTACACAGGGATTACAGACAGGTAAATGGTATTTTGAAGCCACATACATACCTACCGCAGTTAACACTGCTGATGCCATAGGATTAAAGGAAAGCAATATACAGCAAAACGCAACAAATTATTGGATGAATAATACTATTACAGATTTCTTTATGCTTCGTCAGGATGGTAATAAGAAAACAGGTAGCACATCTTCAGTATTACATAGACAAGCTATACAAAGAAATGATATAATAGGAGTTGCGTATGATGCAGATGCAGGAAACTTATGGTTTTCTGTTAACGGCACATTTTTAGCAAATGGCAACCCGGTGTCTGGTATTAACGCGGCTTTCACCTCATTAGATGGCTTATCGACGTCTAAGGCTTATGTCCCGGTATTTTCATGTTATGGAAGCGGTGGTGCAAACACCCGCACTTGGGATTGTAATTTTGGTGCCCGTCCTTACGCTTTTAGACCACCTACAGGATTTAGACCGCTTTGTACAGCTGTATTACCCCTTACAAGTAATACAGGATTAAGATTGAATCAAATTAACCGCGCATTTAATGTTACAGCTTATACTGGAGGCAATGTAATTTACAATACAGATCCCCTGGCAGGAGGATTAGAATTAGCGCTACCTTTAAACGGTTATCAATTAATGCCTACTTTTTGGAACTACGATGCTTGTAATATTATTTCTAACGGTCAACGACCTAGAAAACCACTCGTAAACAACAATGTTACAATTTCTGCAAATCCCGATACTTCTTTCTTATATGCAAGCGCAGCATTCTTCAATGGTAGTACTGCAAATCTTGTATACAATAATGTTGCGTTTAATGAGTTTGTTCTTGGTGTACAAAATTTCTGTGTTGAAGGGTGGGTTTACCCAATAGAGCATAGAGGGCCTGCAGGAAACGCACAAGCTATAGTATATACAAGTAACACCACTGACGCAAACGGTATATGGTTTGGAATTAACTCTGGGGTAAATAATTGGTATTGGCTTGCTGGTACCAGCGGTACATGGAGTTGGTCTAGGGATACAGGGGTTCTTGCTACCTCAGGTATGTGGCATCATTTTGCTTACGTAAGAGAGAATAGTGAATTTAGATTATATATAGATGGTAGGTTAATTGATACTGTAACTGGTAGGACCGAAAGCTTAACTAATGCAGATGGTGTTATTACAATAGGTGGCCGTGTAGTTGCATCACAATATTATAGAGGTTATATACAAGATATAAGAGTATATAAAAACTTTACTAAGTATGTATCTAATTTTACCCCGCCCTCTGCTATAACTTCTCGCATTATTAACACAGAAAATGCTTTTGAAAGTCCAGTCAAGCAAATACAAAATATATCGTTTCAACCTGATTTGGTGTGGATAAAGAGTAGAGGAACTCAATCAACTCAACCACACGGTTTACACGATGTAGTTCGCGGAGCGGATAATTTATTATCAACTGTTTATTCTAATAATTCTTCTAACACTACATTCTATCTAAGCTCATATAATATAAATGGATTTACAGTACGTGAAACTATTTCAGCCAATACTCCAGGATTAGATTACGTGGCTTGGAGTTGGAAGGCTGGCCAATCAACCGAGCTGAATACAAACGGTTCTATACCAACCCGGGTAAACGTAAATAAACAAACAGGATTAAGTATTTTTAGATACACCGGTAATAGCACATTTGGCGCTACTATCGGCCACGGACTCGACACCCCACCATCTTTTATTATAGTTAAAGGATTAAGCGCAAATCTTGGATTTGCTAATAATAATTGGTGGGTACAGCATATTGCTTTTGCTAACAATGAAGTTGCAAAGTTTAATCTAACAGACGCTGTTTCCGTTGAAACAACTGGCACCGGGTCGACATGGAACACAACAAAAGCCAATAGTAATGTAATTACCTTAGGCGATCAAGCCGGTGTAAACAGATTGAACGGACAATATATTGGATATGCTTGGTGTGAAGTTACAGGCTATTCTAAGTTTGGTTCATATGTTGGAAATGGAAATACAGATGGTCCTTTTGTGTATTGTGGATTTAAACCAAGATTAATAATACTTAAAAGCCGTGCAGCCGGGCGACTTTGGGTTATCAAGGATACTGCAAGAACTACCTCTAACGGCTACGATTATGAGATATATAACACCTCAATTACAGAAAATTCTTACTATACAAACCCTCAAGGCCCCGTAATTGACTTCTACGGAAACGGATTTAAGATTAGATCTACAGCTTCTGAGACTAATACTAATGCAGAAACATTCATATATTGCGCTTTTGCAGAAATACCATACAGATTCGCGCGAGGGTGTTAATAAATAAGTAATATATGGGATCGATCGGCAAAGTACGGCAAGGGCTTATTGATGGTGAAGCAGTTACAACTAATTCATTGTCTGCAGGTTGTGTCACCACTATAAAGATTGCAGATCTAAATGTAACGACACCCAAGATTGCTCTATCTGCAGTTACTGTAAACAATTTAGCTTTAACTGCAGTCCAGACCCGACATTTAGGACCCCTTGTTGTTACAACACCAAAAATTGCACCAGTCTCAATAACAACCGATAAAATTGCTTTGTCCGCGATAACAACCGAATTAATGGCATTAACTGCAATTCAAACCCGACATATTGATGTAAGTGCTGTGACGTGGGAAAAAATGGCTGCAGATTCCGTACGAACAATTAATATACAGCTTTCCGCTATTACAAATGACTTAATGGCTTTATCTTCTGTACAAACACGGCATATAGAAATAAGTGCTGTGACTCAAGAAAAACTAGCCGTTGAAGCAGTAGCTATACAAAATGTACACCCTACAACAAGTGTTCTTTTTAGCTTTAGAAATGCTATAATAAATGGCGCTATGAATGTAGCTCAACGCGCTGTGTCAGCAGCAGTAGGTAGCAATTATCCACGCTACACTACAGTTGATAGATTTTTCTCTTTCCAGGAAGGGCAAGTTGATGTTACAACTCGTCGGGAAAGTGTATCGACATGGCAGCCAGGCCTTTCTGGGTTTCAAAGCTGCTTGCGATGGGGCAGGGTACCCGGAGGCACCGCATCAGGCCGGCTAGTCTTAGGTCAAGTCGTTGAATCTATACATTCAGTACCTTTTCAAAATTCTCCAGCATGCTTATCATTTTTTGCTAGGTGTGGTACCACATTTAGTTCTGAAAACTCTGCATTAAATGTAAAGCTGTATACTGGAGCTGGTGAAGATCAGCTCGCGACTAGCATGCTTAGTGCTAGCTGGACAAACGGGCTTACAGCTATTAATGCAAATGCTATCCTAGAACCAACATGGAAAAGGTATAGCTTTAACACATATATTAGACCGGATGTTACACAACTAGGAATTACATTTTCTTGGACACCATCAGCGACATCTCTCCGCCCGCCTGGCGGCCCAGTTGGTGGATCATTTAATGACGATTTCGTCTACATAACAGGTATTCAACTTGAGCGAAGCTGGACACCAACTCCCTACGAACACAGACCACTATCATTAGAGCTTGAAATGTGTCAAAGATATTATGAGAAAAGCTATAATTTAAATACACCTGTTCCAACGAACACCACACAAGGGGCAGTATATAATGCTATAGATGGCATTTCTAATGCAGCGCATACCGGTTCCTTACCTATACGATTTATGACACAAAAACGAGCTATACCTGCTTTACCTACTGTAGGTGGTTCAGTTGCTGTATACAGTACAAATACCTCTGCAATAAACAGAATATATGATGCACAAAATGCAACAGATTATGTTGCCTCATACATCTATGTAGGAAGAAATGGATTTACCGCAACATGCACAACAAGCGTTGCAGCAGCCTACACTCTATTAGGACATTATGTTGCTGAGTGTGAATTTATTTAAAACGAAATATTTCGAAAGATTTTTTGCTGGTCGATATAGTAAACACTCTTAAAATGTAACCTTTTCAACATATCCATACAACCCGCGCACGGCTTACTTAGGTCAAGCTGGTTGTTTCGATTAACTCTAGTATTAATCATAGTCAAACCCGTACAATCCGACTCTCCAAATTTTATTACTGCGTCCATTTCTGAATGAATTCCAATTTCTGTACTCATGGACTCGCCTTTACGGTTACAATAGTTGTACAATAAATTTCTAGGATGAGTTTTACTCCTGTTAAATCCAATTTTTAAAATTTTCGATCCATCTAAAATAAAACTAAAATGCCTACACCGATGGTCAGCGGGATGCTCTTGAAGAAGAGCAAAGCTTACTTCTTTTACCTTGTTAAAGATTTTCAAATGATATGAAACAACTTTAGTAAGACAACAGACGAACAAACAGCAGCTATTAAACTAGTGAACGTTCTGAGCAATTCGAGCTTGTGATTGTGTTGGTCAACCCAAATTTCAACGTGATCGCGTAAACGGCCTTCTTTTTCTAATTTTCTTTTTTCTTTTTTACTGAGTTTTCGTATGCTCATTTTTTTCATTATAAAGAAAAAATTTTAAAATTCAAGTCAAATATCTTCTAATTCAAAATATTTAAATAAATCTATGCCATATTTTTTTCTGAAATATTCCCGGCTGTCCCTTATAATTTTATTATATGTTATTCTATCTCTATTATGTCTATTTTCCAATTCAATAAATTTATCTCTTAGAACATTTACCGCATTCATATCACCAACATCCATAGCTTTATTAATCTGACTAAGAATTTTTTCTCCCTCTTTAATAATCCAGAGATAGTTTTGGTTTAATAACTCTAATTGCTCTAAAAGCTTATCAACGGTAGATGTCATTACGGGTATTTGTAAATCTTCTTGCCTTTTTTAACTTTATAATTTTTTATTTCTTGGCCTTGCTTTGTAGCCCAGTCTATATCTTCAAAATTCTTTTTAAATTTTTCGCTAAAACAGTTCCGTGGTTTGCTGCCTTTACCCGCCATAAAGAAATAATATTATACTATTTTCAGAAATCCACCGTCTTGATATATAGCGCCTGCAGGTAGACCAGTATTTGATGTTGGTAAATTTGCAAACACAATAAGATCACCAATTACGCTTAGACTCTTAACTATAGTTACAGCGCTTACAGTCACATTTGCCGTAGACAGGGAATTGTATGTAACATATGTTGCACTGGTAGTCTGGAAAACCGCCTGAGTGTTTGTCAGCGCGCTTACTGCAGGTATAGCCGCCTGTGAAAATAGATATGCTAAATCCCATCCTGCAGAATTAGTAGTAACAACACTCCAGTAATGATCATATGTTGCACTGTTTGCAGTCCAGAGACTATAGCTTGCATCCCAGCCAGCAGAATTTGTTTGCAGCCTAGTTACACTAGCGCTTACCGCATTTGCAACTGTGTACGCGCCTTCATATCGCGCACTACTTGTTTGAAATACAGCCTGAGTTGCATTTAATGCGCTAATTGCAGGCACAGCACTCACAGCTATAAAATATCCATAATCCCAATTAGCTGAGACATTTTCCAGAACAGTAATTATTGATTTGGTATAAGTAAGCGTACCATCTATATCAGCTGATGTTGAATTAACATAATTATAAGTGTTATTCCAATTACCGCTCGTAGTATTTACTGTTAAATACGTGTTGCTATACAATACACTTAATTGATTGAAAGAACTATACACACTATTGTAAGAACTTGCCAAATTTGTAAGGGTTGCTATTCTATTAAAAAACGGTACATTTAAACTGGTTATAGAATTAATAGTTGTCCGTATTTCAGAAGTGCCTCTATAACCTACAAGAAAATCACTAAATCTTGGCGTTGCCAGTGTAAAGTTACTAAAATTAATAGCCGCCATATTTCATATTTATAGTTCTTTTCAATATTTAACAACAATTTTATAAATGAAAACATAGAACATAAATAATCTGTATGCCTCTACGTAGAATCCAATCGGGTATGGTTAGCCGTTTTGCTAACATTAATTTTGATACAGGCACAATATTTGGCAATCTCTCTGTATCAGGTTCTATTTCAGCAAGTAATATATCTGGTATCTCTGGAACTGGAGGAGCAAGCGGTTTAATCCAAGCATATTATCCTTACCAAACTTTTAATACGACTGGTGTAGCTGGTCCAAATGGCACAATATTTACGCTTCTATCTGCAGTAGCTACAACAAACGATATAATGGTCTTCGTTTCAGGGGTTTATCAAAATAAAAGTCTTTACTATCTTTCCGATAATTATACGCTTGTTTTAACCGAAATCCCCCCTGCAGGAACTGGCATGCTAGAGGTTCAATATGTGAAGGGCTCTCTTTATAATCTACAAACAACTATTCCAGCAGACAACAGCGTTATACAATCTAAAATAGCATCTAACTCTGTATCTAATGACAAGATACAGGACGGAGCCGTTACTTACGAAAAATTAAGCGCAATATATGCATTTATCCCAGTACAACAAATACAAGCAGGTGACAATGTTACTGCATACGCCCTTCTTTCTGCAGTTGCAGATACTAACGAGATTATGGTCTATATTGATGGTGCCTATCAAAATAAGAACACCTACTCAATAATGCCTGATAATTATACTATAACATTTTCAGAGGCACCCCCTAGCGGTGCAGCAATAGAAATCTCTTACCTAAGATCTGTACCTTATACAACATTTATACCTGAGGTTTTTTCTGTTAATACTAGTCATATTATAAACGGCGCTGTAACAACTTCAAAATTAGCCGATGGTGCAGTAACTTCACAAAAAACTAATTTCTCTGATTTATATGTGGGTGGTGGTTTAACCGTTATGGGTAATATAACCGCGTATGGTGATTTACTTTATATAGATACATCTATTACTGTGACAAGCGCCCTCTCAGTAGTAAATTTCGGAACTAGTCCAGGATTAGTAGTCGATCAAAGAAGGCCCGATCTACAGCCTTCAGCGCGTTTTAACGGGGATGTTATGGTAAGGGGCTCTCTTAGTGCCTCGGGTGGTGTAATTTATAGTGGCGGTATTCTTGATGTAGTAAAACCAAATAATTTAACCACAGGTGGCTCACCGGGGGTATTACCCGCTCCTAGTGCAGGTGATATGAATAAGCTTTTTGGAAGTGATGGCACGTGGGCACCTGTAGAATATTTTCAAAATAATAAAGTTCGTTCTTACGGTCAAGTATTAGGATTCGCTATTCTTTCAGGGGGCAGAAACTACACAACTCCTCCGAGAGTAACAATTGACCCACCTACCGGTGATGCTATAATGGCAGATGATCAAGGTAACATTCTTTATACCTATAGAATTACTGCTTCGGCTGAAGCCATTCTTTCAGGCGGACAAGTAGTAGATTTTAGACTTATTCACCCCGGTGCAGGTTATACACATTATAGCGATGTAAGTGGTCGTTTTGGTTCTACAGACCCTATGGGTAAAGCTCCGCCTTGTAGAATGACGTTAACCGGGGGAGGCGGCACCGGTGCAATAGTTTATCCCTTAATTAGTAATAACGGACTACCAAACACTGATTTAACAAGTATTTTAGGTGGCACAGAATACAATTATGTAATGTTTGTAACGAGAAATCATGAAATCTGGGCTCATGGTAGAGGTTCTAATGCCAGTGGTACAGGTGAGCCTGATGGTTATAGAGTGTGTCAATATATACCTATACAATATGACGATTGTAATTATTACCCGGTAATACCGGTAAGACTTTATACCGCAAATCAAAACGCAGCATTTATAGATCAAAAAGGCGGTTTATGGGTACAAGGGTATGGTGGTGTTGGTTTATTAAGTCAAGGACAAACCGATCGAGGAACCAATACATCAAACTCTACATCATTTAGAAAAATATCTGGTGCATGGCTAGGCAATTCACCTATTGTTAAATTCAAGATGATGCCAGCGGTGGCCAACGCTACTTCATTTGCTGGTGCTTTGAATGCAGAGGGTAGATTTTACATGTGGGGAAGAGGCTATGCTAGTAATAGCACGGTGAATAATGCGACTCCATTAGGTGATGGCAATGCTGCTACCGATCGCACTATTCCTGTGGATTTATATACTGTGGGAGGTAGCCCTTTTGGGCCTATACCGCAATCAATACTCTTACAAAACCCCGAAGCGTTGGGATACACAAATGTTGTTGATTTTCTACCGTATGGTACGGTATATAGCTACTATTATTATGCAACTATTGCTCTTCGTGGAGACGGTACAGTATGGCATTCTGGTTCAAATTATTCTGGTAATATGTCAGATGCAACCGGCAGTACAAGCACATCTTACTCTACGTTTACTCAATCTTATGCAGCCGCTGGTGTACCTCTTACCAATATTACCTGGATTAGCGGATTAGTAGATGGTATAGGTGATGCCGGTACCACTTCATATGTTTTATGTGCAAACGGTAGATTTTTAGCTGCAGGGGCAAACAACGGATCTCAATTATTAGACGGCACATCAACAAATCGCTCTCGATATGTACCTCAACAAGGATTGCCTCTACCATTTAATGTACCAGGTACACACCCAAATGTTTTCTATGCAAGATCACAACTATATTATCCATCAAGGTTTTTTACATCGTTGTTTACTAGATTAGATGATGGTAGATGGTTTGTTGGAGGCAGAAATAGTAGAGGAGAGCTAGGGCTTGGTACGACAACTAATGCATCAGCTTGGACTAACTTATATCCCAATATTTCAGCTCGTATTGGAGCTCGATCAGTTAATGCAATTGGTGTGCCAACTGACATTACAATTAAGAATATTTTTCATAATCGTAGGAATGAGACCGGTAGTACTATATTCTGGTTATCTAATAATCGGTTATATGGTTGTGGATTTAACGGGTATGGTAATCTAGGCCTTGGTACTACCCTTAGGGATACTGATGTCATAACAATTAGACCTATACCTTTTAACAGACAGGATATAGTAGATATAAGGGTGGGAGGCGGCCATGACGTAAATACAGGCAATCTCAGTACAAATAACTTCCTTATTTTAACCTCAGACGGTAACGTATGGACCGCAGGCAGAATGACCGAGCTTCAAAATGGGTATTGGAATCAACAAACGGATGCAACTGCTAGTTTTGATAGATTCCACAAAATATTAATGCCTACGTAAAATAGGGTTTTAGCTTTTCAGCAAGAGGATAACCCTAAACCTCACGGGTTCTTTTTAGCAGGACGGCTTTCACCGCCTCCACCACTTCCAATAGGAAGACTGTTTTTATGTTTGTAAATTTTGTACTGTATATAACAGTATGCACTAAGACCACCGACAACCCCTAGCATAAACAAATATACTAAAATCTCTCTCATTTTTATTAATCTAACCGATAGTTAAAAATAATCAAGAATATTTCTCTATTATCTCGTAGTCTCTTTCCAATCTATCTATACTACCGTAAGCCCGTACAAAATAGCGAAATATTTCAAACGACATTTTTATCTGACAACTCTGCATAATATTATTTTTTGTTTTTACAGATACCTCAAACATCTTATCCTTTATATCGTATTGTCTAATAGCTTGGGCAACGGTTTCTTCTATAAGAAGAATAGTCTCGGGTGAGTATTTTCCAGGTGTTTTTTCTTCCATCTTTAATCGAAGAATGACATACGTTGGTATCATCGGAAAAATATAAGCAAAACAAAAACAGCAACCGCGAGCATCACAATTAATACCGCTGGAATACTAATTGTTTCTTTATTAAATTTTTTTTTCTCTAAATAAAGAGTTGCTGCATTGAAACTACATCTCCTTAAGCACGGCTTCCAATTTCTTTTTAGCCTCATAATTAAAGTTTACAGCACTAATTTATTTTTGCAAGCTGTCATCTCTAACCAAATACCCGCCCAAAATTCGTGATTCGATAATAAGACTTTCTACTAATTCGCGACTAAACTGAGCTTCACTAGTAATCCGTTCCATTACTATAAAGCCTAGAAATTTTTTTCTCAAACATTTAATTGCAGAAATATGAAACCCCTTTACACCGCGATCAGCCCAAAAAGATTTTAGATTCATTCCATCATCTGGAGCATTATTAATATCGTTTACACCATAATGCCCGTCTTCCTTTATTTTTTTTAATAAACCTGCAAATACAGATACCGGTATATTTTGTATAACGCTCAAATCGCTTGCTACCCCAACCTTACACGCCTCATATGTTAAACTAAATTTTTGAAATTTAAAAGCTGCTTTATTGGCCGGATAAAAAGAACCTCCATTATGAAATTGTGCAATCCATACTCGATCAAAATTATATTCTGACCGTATACTTTCAATACGTTTATCAATAACCTCATTGGCATGTAAAAATTTTAAAATTTCGTCGGTTTCTTCTTCTTCAATTACTGCTTTTTTTTGGGCAAATTTATTTTTAGCCCAATTAGCTACAATTGGACTTAATACCCCGGTAATAAAGGCAGTAACAATAAGGGTAATATTCCTTAATGCCTCGTCTGTCCATAGACCTAGATCCATACATTATTTATGAAAAAATAGAATATTAAGCGGAGAATGAAGCAGACGGGGCCTGATCGGTGACTACCCGTAAAGCCCATTGGTCGTAAATACTTATAGAAGTTAATGCCTCACAGGTTGTACAATTCTCAGGACGAGTAATTCTAATGGAAGTAACAGCCGGGTAGCTGGTAGAATTGTTTTTTGTCAAATTAACAAAAGACTGATAAAAGCGAGTTTGAAAGGTGTCGATCTTATTAATTTCTAACGGCATAGTTTATTATTTATATCTCTGATCATTAAATAATATAGTCTATGTCAATTGAATCCAGAGTAGTTAAAAATGCGCAAACCGTTGAATACGGCAAATTTGTTGAGATTCAAAATGATAGCAGATTTCCAGCAGTCTCTGTAACCCGAGTTCAGTACAGAGATACCTCTGATGCTTTTCCAAATAACCAGGGATTGCCCCCACTAACATCGGTTGAGGTTTATCCAAAGTTTGCTGTACTTTCTCATATAACCAATCCTGAAGATATAAAAGTATCCCTTTCTGCAGAAAACATAAATGTCAATCTACAGGATGTAGAAAATATTTTAAATTAATTTCACCTAATGTTGCTGATATTGAGACTAATACTAGTGATATAGAAAATTTATTAGTACAAACCAATAGCTTACTTCAGGCCAATTCTGCGGTAAGAGTTACTAATACCGTTACAGTTAGTACGGCACAAACAATACCCGTGACAATTGCAAATGCAGGATTTCCGGTAACGTATGCTGACTCCCCCAATTTAGATGCTTTTGGTAGGTTGAGAGTATCTGAGCCTTATTCGTTGTTTGACTCAAAGTCATTACATGATTTGAGTCCCTTGGTGTTTAGTCATGCATTGAGTGGTACCGGGGATGCTCAATTTGATGTTAATGATGCCTCGGTAAATTTAGTAACAAGTACTTCAAACAGCTTTGCAATAAGACAAACGTTTACAAGGTTTGGCTATCAACCTGGAAAAAGTCAATACGCTTTATTTACCGGGGTAATGGAACCACAACTTGATATAATTAAAAGATACGGATTATTTACAAGTCTAACAGCAGCCCCTTACACTCCTGATGTAGGTTTATATTTTGAAGCTTCAGACGGAACAATGAGTGTTTGGATCAATAATGAGAACGGAGGAACATCTACAACTAAATCACAATCGGCGATAAGATCAAATTGGAATATTGATGTAATGGATGGAAATGGACCAAGTGGAATTAACTTAACATTTAATAAAGCTCAAATCTTTTTAGTAGATTATGAGTGGTTGGGGGTGGGAAGAGTAAGGTTTGGATTTGTGGTAGGAGGAAAGGTTTATTATTGTCATGAATTTAACAATGCAAATGTTGTGGCAGCCCCTTATCTGTTTACTCCAAACTTACCGGTAAGAGCAGAAATAAGACAATCTGGAATTAGCCCTGGTACATTCCGGGTAATATGTCAAACTGTTATGAGTGAGGGTGGGCACAACATGGCCGGTGTTACTCATAGCGTTGCTACTTCAGCAACGGGCCTGAATATCAATTCAGCAGAAAACCGAAGAGCTATTCTCGGCTTAAGACTGCAACCAAATAAGTTGGATAGCATTACCGAGATTTTAAATGCCTTTGTTGGAGTCAATCCAAGTGGTTCGAGCTCAGTGGCTCATTTTAGGTGGGAAATTGTTCTAAACCCAACAATAGGAGGGACTACCCCTGTCTGGAATAACGTAACAAATTCTAATCTTCAAAGTTTTATAGCCTCAGATAATACCAATACAGTTACAGGAGGTACAGATCTATTAGCAGGTATTGGGAATGTCGGTACACCTATTGATATAACTTCCTCTAACTTTCAAAGGTTTAAGAGATTAGGATGCAGTATAAACGGGGTAAGAGATGAGATATATCTAGTTGTTACCCCTCTTGTAAATCCTGCTAATAATGGGGTGTGGGGCACTTTAACTTACTTAGATGCCGATTAATTTTTCTTTTCTAGTTTTCCTGTTAACAAGTTAAATTCCCAACCATCTTTTCCGTGGTACTTGTCATATAAATCTTGAGTTTCTCTTACTTTCTGGGCTATAGCCTTAGCCTCATACGAGTCATAATAATCAAATATTGCTTCAAATAAGGACTTGTAATAATCATGGTCCTTTTTAGCCTTTTTCACGGCTATAATATTTAGTCACTCTCGTATAGCAAAAGCCATTCCAAAAAAGTCTTTTGTAAGAGTGGGAAAAAATAGGTTTATATCTTCATAAAAACCATCTAAATTTTTATAGGTATCTGGAATTGAATCAGCTTTATCATCTTTCACATACCCAAATTTACTAAACCCAATATCATGTAAATAGTTAACACATGTTTTAAATTTATCTAAAAATTCCTCGTGTATTTCAAAGGTTATAATTAAAGGCTTTTCTACCCGAGTAAGACCGGAAAGAATCTCTACTTCAAAGCCCTCTGCATCGATTTTAATAAGATCGGGATGCCCGGTATTCTTAATTAAAGTATCCAGTTTATAGCAGTCCATAATAATAGGATCTTCCCATTCATAAGGTACATTGTTTTCATCCTTATTATTTGCAAATCTACTTTTTGTAAGAAAATCTTTACTAGCTGTACTAATAGTGTGGTGATATTTAGCCCGGTAAAATTCCTTCTTTTCGTTCTTGTCTCCAACTAAACAATTATAAACGATTACTTTATTATTATTATTATATTTGTTTTGTAAATTAAAAAATAGATTTTCGTTAGGTTCAAAACTATGAATTTTACCTACTCCCCGGGATAATAGAAAGTCCGTATAATTACCTTTGTAGGCACCAATATCGTAGGCTATTTTAACGGAATCGAACACAAATATATTATAACTTAAATAAGACTAAATCAAGTTACTTCCAAGAAACGCGTTTCGGGCCTTTTTTCTTATGAAGCTTATTTTTAATCTTCTTACATTGTTGTTTAGTTGGCCTACAAGCCGGATATTTTCCTTTAGAGGTATTACTTCTTCCACACGGACCTCCGGTACGACAATTAATCCACCCTCGAAAGGTTTTACCTTTTTTGTCTCGGTGAGGCTTAAACCAGTCACGCAAATTTTCGTCTATTAACTCCGTAAGGTCAGAAAACTTCACTTAATCTTGCCCTTACGCTTGCGGCATTTAGAAATATAGCCAGAAGCGTATGCACTTGGAAATACACTATACTTTGCCTTAGCCTTGTAATAGCAGGCATCTTTTTTCTCAAGAATACTCTTTACAAGCTCATCAAATTTTTTCATTACCAATTTTTGCATGAATAGTAGCGGGGAGTACCTGCTTTTGCAGTGGAGCATTTATGGCGAGCTCGAAACGATTTTCTGCGTTTTGGATTAGATCTTTTAATTCTTAAATTTCTATCTCCGTAATGAATACGTTTTAGCTTACCGTTAACTCTTACGCAACGCATATATTTTTTGGATTTACTTGTAGATGACTGCTGTCCAGTAACCTTAGTGCAGCGGGCACCTTTCTTCTCTTCAATAAGCTTTTGCAACTCGTTCGCCTCTTCAGTAAGAAGCTGGCTATATAACCTGTCAAACATACAGGTTATTTATGTCTACGTTACTTTAGAAAAGTTCTTAACACAGCTCCGGCCTCCACTACTTGGAATAAAATATTTCTTGTTTTTATCCCAACACTCTTTAGTCATTACCTCGATTGTACCGCCTGTTTTATGGTCAAAACAAAGTCTTCCGTAACGATTACGTTGTTTAGTTGGGTCAACACTAACAACTGTCTTCTTATAGCCAATAGGAAAAGGAGGTTCTCTGTTCATGGACAACCAGTTACATACGGTTTTTTATCTGCAGAACTTGTTGCCAAAGAACTATATAGTAATAGCCCCGACGCCAGTAACAGCCACATTGCAGTCCAGAAAATCTTATCGTTCATACATATAGTATAATGGAACTTGGACGGAAAACAAGTAGAAAATTTTACTTGACTAAATCACGGGTTCCTCTATACTATGTGTAATGAAAATGACATTAACAACGACTGACTTCGTACCAGCAAGCGAGGTCAAGATTCCAGAGATTTACTTCCATCGTCTTAAGACAGGCATGGTTGAAGTTGATGAGTTTCTAGGCGGATCAAAAGACAAATGCGGGGGCATACTTCGGGGTGGGGTATATATTATCGCCGCGGGAGCTGGTACCGGTAAAAGTACTTTCTGTTTACAGCTTGCTGATCAGTTATTTCGGAATGGTGCGCGTGTTGCGTACGCTACTGGTGAGGAAAGTATTGAACAGCTCGCCTTTACGTGTAAGCGGTTAGGGGTAAAGAATGTACCGGTTGCCGTTCAAACCGATATTGATACTCTTACCAAGAAGATGGAACATCTAGATGTTATTTTTATTGATAGCTTTCAAACCCTGTCTACGAAAAAACACATGACCCCCAGAAAGAAAGAACTTCATTGTATTCGAGAATTGTGTGCGGCTGCAAAGCGTACCCATTGTGCGGTAATTACATTATGCCATCTTACTAAGGCTGGGGTCTATAAAGGATCTACCACCGTCTTACATGCCGTAGATGCTTGTATCAATCTCCGAGTAGATGAAGACGATAGTACTCTCCGGGTCTTTACTTGGGGTAAGAATCGCTTTGGACCTGCTGATAAAGAGATGTTGGTAGCTATCGGCCCGAAGGGGTATATTTGGACAAAGGGCGAAGTCGATCCAATTGTTCATACATCTGAAATCTTATTGAAGTCCAATAATCTACAGACTATCTCCTAAAAAACAGTTGACTTGATCTTAATTTCATCCATAATAATAGAAATAAATGAAACAACTAACCATATTGAAAGGAGGTAAAGAATAATATGACAACTGCTGTTGCTACTAAGCGTGAGGTTACTCCGAAGCTTACTTGTATTGTTACGGGTAAGGCTCGATTGACGAACCAAGCGTACTTGGAGTCTAAGGCCGAGAAGGCGGGTTCTGTTGAAGAGTATCTCTCCAACTACATCTCGCGTCCGGCTTTGAAGCTTCTCCGTTCGGGTAAGTCCCTTCAGGAGACGCGTCAGATCCTCGGTGTTTCCGACTATAACAAGTCGATTAATGCCGACGTTCTGCAGAGGGCTATCGCCCTTAACGGTAAGCACCGTTCCGAGTAATAGGTCTTACCTACAGTAGATAGGGTAAGGTGAAAGCCTTGCCCTATTTATTTGTCTTGCGGGTTGCAATTAACCAAACTTAATCGGTCCAGAATCTTAATTCTGCAAGTTCAAACAAGCCCGGTCTAGTTATTCTTTACCGCTCTGGCAACCGTGAAAAGCGATTGTAGAGGCGCGGGTATGGCTTGTCTTAACGAAATTAAGGTTAAGAGAGAAGGGTTGGACCCGAAGACTGTGGTCGAAATTCCGTACAAAATTTTGAGCATTTGTAGGAAGTGCGGCAACATAACTTACAAGCTTACCACTTTTATCCGTCTTCTTAAGAATACAAACGTCATGAAAAACGCTTACACTCTTAATATTGACTTTTTTATTTCTCTTTACTGAACGGGCAATAGCACAATTACTAGGATTGGACTTCTCCCCGCCTTTAATGTCGTTTTTAGTGATTCTGAAGTTTAACTTCACATATTATTTAGTCAACACTAGATTAATATATCTCTTTATATATAATAATTTTTATGTCTGAACCTACTAAAGAAAAGCCTGTTGTTAAAAAATTACCTTGCGGTGGCCATGCAATTTATGGTATTGACTTCAAAAGTAAACAACAGGTACAAATTGGTTATATTGGTGCTAATCTTAATTTAGAAGCCTATTTACCTGCTGGTGTTACTGTACAAGATATTAAGAAATAACGTAAAAAATTAGGCTGTGTGGTATAAATAATACACCATGGCAAGCAAAGATTTCAAGCTTATTAGTGAAGCTTATTTAACGGTGCGCGAAAACATGCTCGGTACTATTGCCGCACCTACCCAACAGGCCACCGGAGCCGTACAGGGTGGACTAGCACGCGTTGGAGGTTATCTTGGCCAAGCTGCATCTAATCTTTATAATAAGGCCGGTCAAGCCGTAGACGCCTTTCAAGGAGGGGTAGCCGGGGTTATGGGTGACCAAGCCGGGGTGAAGGCACAACAGGCACAAGCCGCCGCCCGCGGTAAGGACATTAAAGACCCAGGCGCCGCTGCAGTTGAAGCTGCACGCGCTGCACTTATCCCTAATGTAGTAAATCAATTACTAGGCGGGGGTTTGCTAACTCAAAATAATGTTTCTGGTTTTACAAAAGATTTGGAAGCTTTAATCAAAAAGCATGCAGAGTCCTCAGCGAAAAGTGCACCAAAAGCTGCTGCTGCCACCGGTGCTCAAGCTGCTCCTGCTGCGGTTCCTGCTGCTGCAGCCCCCGCTCCTGTTGGAGTAAGCGCCACTATGCGTCGTCCCTCCTAATAAATCTCTATAACCTTTCCAAGATAGTTTGAAGAATTACAAATTGTAGCGTCTATAAATGTATTATTGTCTCCTTTAGTAATAAAACCGGAATCTATTTTTCTTATTAACCTATGGGCTACCAGTTGTTGAATAAAATTCTGTCTACCTGTCCCATATTCAGTATTAACTTTAGCCATAAAAATAACCACATCCCCCACCTTTAGATTATTAAAAGATACATTCCGGTCTATAACTACAGTACTTCCATTATTAATAGAAGGTAACATAGAATCCCCTTCAATAAGGAATATATCGTCTTGGGAACGAGTACTTGATGTATAACGGGGTAGTTGTAATAACCCTACATACAGGGCAATTCCAACACCAATAAGTACTCTAATCATTGTTGTATTCTATAGGAATATAAAGTTTAGGCAATATAAAATTCGGAAAAACACCTTCTTGAATATAAATAATTTATATGTCAAAGTACAATGAACTGTTTTCTAAATTAACCGAAGGCCTTGATCCGGTTGGCCAAGAAGATGCTGATATTAATAATGATGGAAAGGTTGACTCCACCGACAAGTATCTTGTAAAGCGTAGGGAGGCTATTTCTAAGGCTATTAAAAAAGGCAAGCAAGAAGAAGAAGAAAATGCCAAGGCTAAACACAATTCCAAGCATAACGATGCTTTGCTTATTTGGGACATGCTTTTGAATCAAAAGAAATATTCACCTACCGAGGCCATTGAAGTTATTAATCTAGCCAAAACCGCTTTTGAACATTCTGTCTAATAGAGTTACGATCGATAGAGACCCTATTAATAAAAACCTTGAGGCTACTTTGTTTCAAAAGTTAGCAGAAATTGTAACTCCCGTACAACCAGAAATACTAAAAAGTCAAATACGTTCTATTGGGGTTGAAGAGGCGTTAAAAGAGTTAATGGAATTAGAAAAAAACAGGCCCGGGGAATAGAACCACCGGGCCTGTTGTTAATTACTTGGAGAAATCCCCAAGATCGCGTACAAATGTATATTCGCCAGGCTTTTCAACAAGCGTGTCGTATACTTCATCTGCACCATCGGCCATGGCTGCAAAAGGAGACGCAACAGCGAAAAGCCCAAAGCCGCCAATTGTAGCAGCGGTACCCAGGGGCCTGACGACCAGGAGGTCACCTACGGCAGCAAAGCCGCGCTCGACTGACCAATCTCCATCGCACTTACAATCAGTACAGGAGCCTGAATCAGCCAAGGCAATAGTAGCCAAACTAAATGTGGCCACTACTAAGGCAAGTAGTTTATTCATAGCTCTATTTATATAGGAAAATGTGCTTAAATCCATAAATAATAATGTGGACACGAAAAGCTATTTCGTGATTGAAAAGAAAATAAAAGATGTCTGGGAAGACTGGGTTGTATTCAATGAAAGTATTGAATTAGACGAGGTGATGAAAATATATGATACTAAAAAAGATAAAGAACAGTTTCGAGTGGTAAAAAGAACCGATAAAGTATTACACTTACCTAGTCCAGCTTAACGGTAATTTCGGCATTTACCTTATAAACAAATAATTGGTCAACCGATATAATTTCTTTCTTTGTGTCTGAAAATACTGATACCTCACCGGTGTCTAAATTTATTACATCTACAGCAGAAGTATAATTCTTTCCCACTTTGATCTTCATGAATGTTGTAACTTTTGAGGCCTTGGGATCGGCAATTGTAAATACATCTCCTACTTTTAAATCATTAAAGGAAACTTTATTATCTTTTTTATCCGGCTGTACAAATGTAACCTTCATATCTTAGTTACTTATATCTATATTTAATCCAGGCTTGAAATAAACCAAAAGAGCATATATATTATTAATATGGGATTATTTGATTCAGTCGTAATTGAAGGCCTTAAACTTAAACAGCCTAAAGAATTAGCTTTTTATTTGAAACAAAATAATACCACTCTACCTCCAGATTTTCAAACCAAAGATTTAGATTGTAGCATGACAACTTATAAGATTGATGCAAAAGGTCAGATTTTTGAGACTAACCGGGTTCCTACCGGTAAGAAAATTCCCTTTGCTCCTTTTCGTCTTAGTTGGGTAGATGAGAGACCGTTTTTAGAGAGGCTATATATTAAGTATAGGGATAAAGAAATTAATAAAAAATATCCTACCCCTGAATTTGTGGATGAATATAAATCAGTATTTGTTAAATCTAAAATTACTCAAACCTTTAACATTTATAACTACACAGAAATTGCCGGTAGGTATGTAGATATTACCTATGAGGTGATCGCAGAAAAGGGAAAAGTGGTAAGTATTAAATTAAAAGATTTTTCTATAGAATCTTTAGAGAATGCCATTGAGCGCAAAAAAGATAATGATATATTTCAAAAGAATATGGACTTGAAATTGCAAAAGCGTAGAGAGCTTCGGTCAAAATGGTATTATCCTATTCTTCGAGAAACCTACACACCTTTAGTCTTCTTTACTAAAAAGTTGGTAGAGAAGATTTGTCAAGGTATATTAAAAAGCTCGGTACGGTGGCACGGGGTTTAAATGAATTCTTTTCAATCTGCGGCTTTAGATCAACATAAACCAGATAATAATCTTCCTAATCCTGATATTTATAACCCCCAGCCAACTATAAATGTTAAGTCTTGTAGCAAAAAAAAGTGTACCAAAAGAATGTATTTTAATCCCGAATCATACGTTGCTATATATATTCTTTTAAAAGATATAGAAAAGGTTCATGGGGAACTAGGATTAGAAAAATGGAAAAAATTGGCAAAGGAACAAGAATGTTTCGTAATTCCCGGGGGTGATGTTTCACACAATTTACCAGATAATCAAATTGGTATTCCTTATTCTGTTTATGAAAAATACAGCGACCAGCTCTAAGGAATATAATTTACCGGTAAAAAAGAATAAAGAAGGTCACCCCTATATTCAACTTCCTTCTCGACTTTTAAAGGAACTAAATTGGAAACTCGGTGAAAAACTTGAATGGATTGATAACCAAGATGGGTCCTATACACTAAAGAAGTATGAGCGAGAACGTACATCCAAAAGTAGCTAAACAAATTAATAAAAGAATTGCCGAGTTAATGTCTTGGTACGGAAGCCCGTTTTGTGATCCGGTATATTCAAAATATAGACCTATTGAAAAGATTTGTTTGTTTATATCTCGGTGGAACTATAGGCTTACCAGTGGATTATATTTCAAGTTAAAATATGCTTTTCAGCGTTTTTTTCGAGGGTATGATGACTTGGATAAGTGGAATGCGGGGTGGTATATTGCCCGGAAAGCTATCCCTGTATTAACAGATTTTCGAAATAAGTTTCATGGGACTAGTATTAAATGGCACAGAGAGGACCGGTTTGGTGAAATAGTTGAATTGACTAGGGATGAGGCGTTTCAGGAAGACCCGCCTCCAGCATTTACTGAGGAGGAGTGGCGCGCGCTCTTAGATGATATTATCTACGCTTTTCAGTTTGTTCTTGATCAAGATATCCCCGATAGAGAATTCAATGAAGAAGAATATAATAAAAACTATAAACGACATAAACGTGGCCTGAAATTATTTTCTATATATTATACGAATCTCTGGGACTAATGAAAATAGTATTTGGCACTCCTAAAGATATTCAACCCCATAATTTTGGGAAAAATACTTTTGTAAGTCAACCGTATTTTAAAATTTTATTTGAAGATGGATTAGGCTTTTATATTCTTAATTCTTATAGTTTTTGGTGGGTTCCAAGATTTTATGGAATGTTTAGAAAATCATTTTGGGAATTTGGAATGAATTGGATGGGGTGGACGCTTGAGGTAATGTGGAATAAACAGTTTAAGTCTCAATGATTTTAGAATATAAATTAAATTATAATCATATCGGAGAGAAGAGAAAATATAAGCTTCCTAAGAAAAAAAGATTAAAGATAGTAGATAGTTCTTCTTGGATTGAAAATGATTTAAAGAACCAATGGTGTTTTAAAGACTATAAATGCTATTATATTATTATTTCTAAATTCGGTGAGAATGATTTTCGAGTGTCGTGTTCAGGGGCCAATGCTGGTACTTTTTCAAATCTTACCTCCGCACAAGTTGCCGCTTTGCAATTTTGTGATAAAATAAACCAATGAGTGTATCCTCTATTTTAATCTGTTTGGCCGTGCTAGTCTATGTTTTATACCTTCGCGAACGATTTCGTGATTAAGTGTCTAGAAATTTTTTTATCTTTTGTTGTAAAAGTTCTCTCCGTTTTCGAGCGTTTCGTTCTAGCACTGTTACGTACGTGGCAACGGATAGTGGGAAGAAAAATCTAAGAAAAAACTGAAGGTGGTCTTGTTTAGTTAGTTGATCAAAATATACCGTATAGAGTTCGAGGATACCATACAAACACCAAATCATAGCCGGAGCAAACAAAACCCAGAAAACCAGATTGTATGTCTTACTAAAATGGCTTTTTATTTTATCCAGCATATAATTACTTAGTGAATTATACCTTCAGAGATGTGGTTTTAACTCAAAAAGAATTTTTTAATTTAAAATGGTGTGTGGGAGAGTACCGAAGAATTTGTAGAGAGCAGAATAGTTCTGAGTTCGGTTCCGAACAATATGAAATAGCAAAGAGCCTGGTTTTGTTTCTAGATGAGGTGGAACGACTTAACCATACTACAGAATAATGTTGCCATAAATCCAGATTCCCCTATACTTGGGGTATGACAAATAACACAAACACAGACACACTGCCCAAGCTGAAGTGCTTGGTGACTGGCAAAACCCGTAATTCCAATATCAAGTATCTTGACGCCAAGGCCGTGCGCCTGGGTGTTACCGTAGACGAGCTCATTAAGAGCTACGTTTCCCGAGATGCTTTGAAGCTTCTCCGCCAAGGGAAGTCCTTTGAGCAAGTTCGCCAGGAACTAGGTACCGAAGAGGGCTTTGTGCCTTCTATGCCTACTGACAAGCTGGAGGATCTCCTTCGCTTGAATAGCAAAGGTAAACACTCGTAAGAGGTTTTAAGAGCCGGGGAGCCGTAATCCTCTCCGGTTCTTATTATTTGTTGTGCCGTATAAAAGAATTAAACAAGGTAAGCCCTTTACCTTCCACGAGTTTATATTCTTTTCTCCCCGGCAGTTCGATATGCCTTTGGAACTAACGGATAAAGAGTTTATTTACCGGTTAAAGGTGTGTGTGAATTCCGGGCGCTGTTTTACTGGTCCCTTTGTAGAAGAGGTAGTCGGCGAGCAAGAGATTAGTAAGGGAGAACTTAAATTGGTTATGGATATGGTAGAGAATACCCCAGGTATTATAATTGTGGGTATGGAGTATGTGAGGTATGATGATATGGGAGGGTTGGAGAAGTATTATGGATAGATTTACCTCGTGTAGACCAACGCCAGAGTCAATCCGCTTAAGACGGATAAAGTGTGGGTTGAAATCCCACCACGAGGAAATTTTAATTTATAAGCACCTGTAGCTCAATAGGTTAGAGCAGATCACTCATAATGATTAGGTTATCCGTTCAAGTCGGGTCAGGTGCAATTAGCTTGCTATTCCCCATAAAGCATTCATAATATATCTATGTATACGATCTTCTTCAGTATTATGTTCGTTACTAGCGTTATTGGAGCAGTATATTTCTTTAACCTCTCCAAGAAGAAGAATCGTCGAATACGATAGGAGGCCATTTTGCCTCCGTCGTCTAATTGGCTAAGACCCTACTTTTATAAAGTAGTTGCTCTAGATTTGGGCAAAATGTGGGTTCAACTCCCACCGGAGGTACCAATTTTTTACTATTGCTCCCGTACTGGCACTGTCTTCTAAACAGTTAGCGCATAATTGGATTAATGCGAGTTCGATCCTCGCCGGGAGCAGTTACTAAATACCTATGGCTGGGTGGGCGTTTTCGCACTTTCCTGCCCTTTAGAATAGCCGACGAAGAAGTGCATCAGGCTATTCACCAGCCAATTTTCGGCGAGTTCGTCTAGAGGCCCAGGACCCGGGATTTTCACTCCCGTTACACCGGTTCGAATCCGGTACTCGCTAGCTCTAAATAACCTGTTGAAAGTTAACTATAACGGAAAGAAAGTAGACTTTTCGCCTCTCTTACAGGTTTTACAGGTTAAAGATGCTATGCTTTTGGCTGTAGAACCATTAAGAGAAAAGTTCAAAGTAGATCCTAATCTTACTGCAGCCATTATGTTCAATATACTTGGTTTTTATCTTAATCTTTTAGAAGACTCTGAACAAATAGAATTTATTAAAGATGTCCAAAAAGAATTACAAGATATGATTGATAACGGTTTAGATAAGTTTGATCGCGGCCAAAAAATAAAATAAAAAAACTTGTTGCACTTTTTTAAAAATATATTATTATAAGGACAGTTCATTGACATTTTATCTGTAGCGAGTAGGGGTTGGGACCCCGAAGGCATGCTGAATAGTCCAACGCCGTGACCCACAGGCGAGATTAGATAGATATATCTAATTATGCGGAGTATATGGTTGGTGGCAGTATATCCATTGATAATACATAAGCCCACGGAAAACTAGAAACCATAATATAAAAAAAGTTCAGTAAGATGAACGAAGCTCCTTTGACTAATATTACATATCTTAGAGCGCAGCTGGAATAGGCGATAAGCCCCAGCATTTACGTAAGCTAATTACACTTAACTTAGCAGGAAGTTACTGCAAAATTAATTCGAATCCGGTGTAATTGATATGGCAGATAGAATGTATTTTCTTGAAATTTCTTTTTTCTTTTCTATATAATTCATGAAGAGTGCGGTAGTTTTAGGAGCGGGAGGTTTTATAGGCAATCATTTAGTTACCCGGTTAAAGAATTTAGGGTATTATGTTCGAGGGGTTGATATTAAGTATCCGGAATTTGCAGTGAGTAATGCCGATCAATTTTTTATTTTAGATTTAAGAGACCGCAGTAACGTCACCAAAGCATTAGATTCATCTTGGAACTATTATACTCACAGCTTTACCTCGCAATTTGATGAGGTTTATCAGCTAGCCGCCGATATGGGCGGGGCCGGGTATATATTTTCCGGTGATCACGATGCCGATGTAATGCACAATTCAGCTTCTATCAATCTCAATGTACTTGATGAAATGGTTCAATCTGGTACCCAAAAAGTTTTTTATAGCAGTAGTGCTTGTATGTACCCCGAACACAATCAATTAGATTCTAATAGTCCTAACTGTGAGGAGAGTTCAGCATATCCCGCAAACCCGGATAGTGAGTATGGTTGGGAAAAGCTTTTCAGTGAACGTCTCTATTTGGCTTATAACCGTAACTATAATATTGATGTACGTATTGCCCGTTTTCATAACATTTTTGGCCCGTTAGGCTCTTACGATAACGGTAAAGAGAAAGCCCCAGCAGCTATTTGTAGAAAGGTAGCTCAGGCCCAAGATGGCGGTACTATTGATGTGTGGGGAGATGGGCAACAAACTCGCAGCTTTCTTTATGTAGAGGAATGTTTGGATGGAGTTATAAAGCTAATGGAATCAGATTTTAAGGGTCCTGTTAACATAGGGTCTGATGAAATGGTTACGATTAACCAGCTGGTAGAGAAAGTATCTAAGATTGCTAACAAGAAGATTCACATCAATCACATTCAAGGTCCTTTGGGGGTTCGTGGCCGTAATTCAGATAACCGATTGATCCAAGAAAAGTTAGGATGGGCTCCTTCCAAACCTTTAGAGTATGGTTTAGAGAAAACATATAGTTGGATTCAATCCAAAGTATAATATTCTATAAAAAGCTTGACAATCGACAATATTTCATTTACTATATAGGTAGTGAAAATAGAACTACCGAAGTTACAAAAGGTAACTAAGGAAAATGGAACCCGATATTATGTTACTCCTCAAGGTAATAAGTACCCCTCGGTAACTACTATTCTTTCAGAATGGAAGAAGAAGGAGTTAGCTAAATGGCGGAAACGGGTAGGGAATGAGGAAGCCGATCGAATTAAGAACTTCTCGGCCAAACGCGGTACTCAATTTCATACTTTATGTGAGACGTATTTGAATAAAGAACCTACTGAAGATAATATTGGAGGAATGTTTAATCAGTTCCGCCCCATCTTAGACCGGATTAAGAATATACAATGTATGGAACAACATCTTTATAGCGATGAGTTAAGAGTGGCCGGGCAAGTAGATTGTGTAGGAGAATTTGATAACTGCATATCCATTATTGATTTTAAAACTAGCTCTAAGCCTAAAAAGAAAGAGTATATTTGGGATTATTTTATGCAGGCCAGCGCTTATAGTTATATGTACGAGGACCGTACCGGTATTCCTATCTATGATATTACCATTCTTATTAGTTGTGAAACCGGTGAGAATCAAATATTTTTCGCCCATAGAGATGAATGGATTGATGGGTTTCGTAATTATAGAAACCTTTATAACGACAAGGTATTAGAAAATATAGTTGACTAGTTTCGATCTTCATTCATAATAATAGTATGATGAAAGTCAAAACAAATAATCAACCGGAAGTTAGCCCGTTTGTAGGACAACATGTTACCGAGTTTCATTACACTGACCGGGATGCTTGGGAGGTGATTGAAGTGGTGAGTCCCCGGCGTATTAAAATTCGTGAATTAGATGCGGAGTGTACCAAAAAGCCTAGTAAGTTTGTGCCGGGGGGATTCTGTGGTACCTTTATTGACAATCATGATCAAGAATACAAATTTTCCAGCAACCCGAATAATAAGGTTAAGGTTTTAAGCTGGCGGTCCAAGGCTCAGAGGTGGTGTGAGGTGGGTCAACAGACCCGCTACAGCAAGTTTGGACTTCATAAAAAAGGTGAAACCGCAATTAAGTTTTATGATTGGAATTTCATTTTAATATCTAGTCTGTCTATTAGTCTTCTTAATTGGTTTATATGATCACCTCACAAATTGTCAAAGGATGGGTTGACAAGGGTAAAGATAATTATGAAATAGCCCGGGCTTTGGTAGACAGTAATATTTCTAGTGTGGTACCGCTTACCTTAGACGATCTTCCAGATACAGCTACCGTGGCCAGTGAAATTGAGGCTATTGTAGAATGTTTGGAAGAAGGTGATTATGAAGATGCAATTAATATTGCTATTGAAAGTGCCCAGTTAATTTTGGAGGATGAAGGTTTTGATGTCTAAATATTATTATGAGAAGGGTGGCCGAGTTATTAGTTATTGGCTTTATTATATATCCACTTATTCTTATCTTCCGGGCATATAATCATTACCATCAACTCCGATATAAATTTGAAAAGGGAAGTGTCTGAAATAACCCATCGCGTTTTTATCGTACATCAAGCCGATAAATTCGAGCGGTTTCTTAAAAGCTTAAACGAGAATACCCGACATATTATTCGTTCCAACAAACAACTTAATGAGTTATATGATTTATTCTTGGATTTTATTATTGATTCTAACCAACATTTAGAAGTTTCAGATATAAAAGAACAAGAAAATAAACTGGACTCAACTTCGATTTCATAGATAATAGACATATGAATAAATATTGTTTTGAGTTATATGAGTTTGGTGAACGCGGTAGGGTATTTCTAGGATTCAAGCAAGTACGTGCCTTAACCAAAGAAGATGCATTGGCTGCTGTAGAAGAAAAGCTAGATGAAAATATCCGGGCCTTTCAAATCTATATCAATCCAAGCGAATAATATGTGGGACCCTATTTCATTATTTTATATTATGTGGGTCATGAATATTGGACTTCCCGATAGCCGTCTTAATGTAAAAGAAGCTATTGAGATGAAAGAGAATACTGTTATTGTGCAGAGTATTAACGAACAAATTAAATTAAGAGACGGTCTATGAATTATTATTCTATTGAGTTTTTTAAGTTTTATTTAAAAAGACTTCAGAACCAATTCAGCGAGGGTGACATTCGCGGTCAAGAAAAAACCATTTTTCATATGATAAATTATATTAAAGACCGAGAAAGTAATAATAAAGATGCTTACTCAACCAAGTTTATGAAGAAGCCAAAGTTTATATGATAAAAGTGGTAGAAGCGTATGATGGAAGATTGCCTTACTATAATGTAGTGCGGGAAGTTTCTGCCAGCAATAATTGTAATAAGACTGAGGAAGAGATTATCGGTTCGTTTGAGAGTTATGAGGAAGCTGATTTATTCGCAGATACTGTTGTAATGGTTGAAGAAACCGAAAAATAATCTTGCTTCTAATTATTATGCATTTATATTAATACTATGAATGCGTCTAATTCAGCCGTAGACATGGTTCTTACTTCTATTGTTAACAATAAGCCTATTCTTACTAAGATTGCTAAAGATATGTCTAAGCGATTTAACATTGAAGTAGATGCCGATAAATTAGAAGCCTATCTTAATACCGTTGAGATTGAAATTAAGAACAATATTACGCTTATCTGATGCAAATCAAAGAATGGTTTAGACTGGCCTTTAAGACTTTTATTAATGATTGTAGTATCGGTTTATTTCTTATCTTATTGGGGTTTACTTTAGGATTAATGTTCCATACAATTTGGTCTTATTTCTTTAATATTTTTCGTCATGTTTAATTTTATTAAAAAATTCTTTCAAAAAGAAAAAACATACGGGGTGTATGTTACCGGTCCCAATACGTTTGCCGAACTTATTAAACAGTTTGATGCACCGCCCAAGAAACCTACCCAAGATGAGATTATTCAAAAGTATTGTATTCAGATTGCCCTCTATCAGTACGAATTAGAGATGCTTAGAATGGAGCCTTCCCGTCAATATCTAGGTTCAAGGCGCTCGGAAAACAATGATGGAACTGTGGATATAGATTTTGTACCTTGTGTGGTTCGGCCTGAAGTAGTCTATTGTTCGTATGCCAAAAATTAAACACGTTAGCGCCAAGCCTCAATACTGGTTGGTTGATATAACGGTAGAAGATCCTGATTGTTTGTTTTCAATCAAACCAAACATTACATATAAAAAAGTGGTTAAAGCAATGTCTCCGAATGCTGCAGTGAGAGCAGCGGCAAATTACTGTAATAGATATATGAAGGAGTACCCAGGTGTTTGGTTTAAGTACTCTACAAAAGAGGTTACCCCTTACTATTACCCTATTAAAATTGAGTGGAAACCAGAAGATAGCACTGGAGTTAAAAAGATAAAGATATAATTACTATTATGAAATTAGATCTTTCGGTACAAGAGGTTAATCTTATTTTGTCGGCTTTAGGGCGGCTCCCTTACGAGGCCGTATTTGAGCTTGTAGAAAAGGTTAGAAAACAAGCCTCTCAACAGCTTCCTCAAGAGTCTCAGACGTCTACTCAAAACAGTTAATTTTTGGTTTTAGTTGGTTGGTTATTGTATAAATAACCTATATGTCTATTACTAAAGTAACTGAAGGTGTAATTGCCGATGGTGCTGTTACTTCTGGTAAATTATCTGGACCAATACTTACAACAGCTCTTTCTGCATTAAATTTTCATGTTGGTGTTGGCTCTGGCACCACATCACTTCCTGCCGTTTTAAATATACAAAGCAGAAGTCTAACACGTGATGGTGGATATCACGGTGCATTGCAAATTACTCCTTTTTTTGGCGCTGATAACCCGGCATTATTTTTTGCCGGTATTAGTGATAATATTAATAGCGGTATTCTTTGGACCAGTAGTATAGCTGGCAACACAACAAATCAAATAAACGCATATATAACTTTGCAGAAATCTGGCGCGGGTGCCAATATATTGTTTGGTACAAATGGTGGGATCGGAACATCTTTTTCATCAACAAAGATGATAATAACATCTGCAGGAAATGTAGGTATTGGAACAGTAAATCCGAGTCAAAAACTTTCAATTGACTGTGGGAGCGATCTTCTCGGAGGACTTATTATTTCTGGATCCAATGCTCCTCAAATTAGATTAAACGATACAACAGACGGAGCTACATTTTCATCAATTGGTGCACAAAATGATGGTGTTTTAATAATTGCTGCAGATGATTCAAATTCTGCGGCAAATTCTTATTTATCCCTAAGAGTCGATACAACAGAACATATGCGTATTGATTCTACCGGGAATATAAGTATTCCTGGTACTTCATCTCCCACTGGAAGATTACATGTAGTTGGGTCTGGAAGTATTGCCGGAAGTTTTGTAGCAGCTTCTGATGCTGTACAGCAAACTATTTTACTTGCAACTAATTCAACTAATAGTGCATATTGGTCACTTGTGGGTGCCGGGGCGACATCTGTCGTAGGTACTTGGACAAACGGAAGTATTATATCTGAAGCAGTTCCATATTCTGGTGGAAATTATATTATAAGTTCATACACCAATAGCATTACATTTCAAACAAATCTTAGAACTGAACGTATGCGAATTGATTCGAGCGGGAATGTTGGGATTGGGACTACTTCGCCATCTGGAATACTGGACGTAAAAAAAGCAAGCAATGGCGGCGATGTAAGGGCTTATATAAGAAATTCTTCGTCAGCCGCAGGCTCAACAACTACAATAGACCTTTCTGAAGACGGAACACTTAGGGGTGGAATACAGTATTCTCCAAATACAGGAGAAACAAAAATCGGGAACATATCAACTGGGACTTATCCAGTAACATTTTATACATCTGCCACCGAACGCCTCCGCATTGATTCGAGCGGACGGGTGGGGATTGGGACGACGAGCCCACAAAGAGCTCTCCATATTGTTGATACGAACAGTCTTACTGAAATATTAAGACTTCAATCATATTCAAACACAGCAAATGCAATGATTGGGTTTTACAGAAACAATGGGACTAGTAAAGGATCTTTAGGTTTTTGGTCAAGCGTAAATGAGGAATTTGTTATTTATAATGGTGAAAATGGTCCTATGTTTTTTTACACAAATGGTGTTGAACGAATGCGAATTGCCGCAGCCGGTAATATATACTGCATTGGAGCTGGCACCACAGCTAGTGCGGCTAACGCGGTATTAAATGCTAGCTCTTCCCCAGTCAATGAACTACTCCGGTCTACATCTTCGTTACGGTATAAAACTGATATTGAAGATCTATGGAACGACCGGGCAGATATTATATATCAACTTCGTCCGGTTTGGTATCGATCAAAATGTGAGGCAGACAGGAAGGATTGGTCATGGTATGGATTAGTAGCTGAAGAGGTGGCCCGGTTAGAACCAAGACTGGTAAGCTGGATATATCTAGAAAATCCTTATAAAACCGTAACTAAAACTATTGATAGTAAAATACAAACTGTTACAGAATTAGATGAAACTATACAGCAAGTACCTGACGGGGTTCAATATGATCGTCTTACTGTTTTGTTAGTGAAAGCTATTCAAGAACTGAAAAAAGAAATAACAGAATTAAAGGCTAGAACTATATGAGTATTACTAAAGTAACAACTGGGGTTATTGAAGATCGTTCTATTACCGGGGATAAACTGTCTTTAGCTAGTTCTCTGGGAAGTGTACAGTTTTCATCTCTTTCCGCTACCTCTTTTTATTCTTCTGGTAATATTGGAATAGGAAGTAGTATACCTGTACCCCAGGCCGGTTATAATAAACTGGAGGTTGGAGGGAAGGCCGGCATTACTTCTTCTGGTACCGATGTATACCTAGTACAAAATGCATATATTCAAGATAGTTTGTGGAAATATGGGGTTAATGGAAGAGCAACTTATTATAATCAAAATGGAGGGATTCATGCCTGGTTTAATACAACCCCGGGACCAGCCAACAATCCTATTACTTGGACGGAAGTAATGCGAATTGATTCGAGCGGTGATTTTTATACCTACAACAATGCAAAAATTGGTCAAGGAAAGATTGTTGCTGATTCAACGGTTGGTAATTTGGCAATATATGGAGGCCTAGTAGGCGGCACAACAAATGCACAATTAAGTTTCTTTGGTAAATCTGTATCAAATACATCACAAACTTATGAAATAGCTAGAATTTCTGGTGCAAGTTTTTCTAGCGCTTATTCATTGGCCGGAGGTCTGCAGTTTATGATTGCAGAAAATAATGGTTCTAATGTATTAACACTTTCTGAGCGTATGCGTATTGATTCAAGCGGAAATGTTGGAATTGGAACAACCAATCCACAACAAAAACTACATATAGCAGGGACTGGCGATGTAACTGGAAGAATTCAAAGCACAAGTGGAAACTCTGCAACACTACATTTATTGTCTAGTGGTGTTTATGGATGGTATATGACCGGAGATACATCATTAAGACTTATTATGGATGTCACTGAGCGTCTCCGGCTTGATTCGAGTGGAAATGTTGGAATTGGAACGACGAGTCCAGCCTCAAAACTACATATATCTGGAGCTTCTGGTACAGCTAGCGAAATAAGAATTACTTCTACAACAGTTAATACTGGAGGTAAAATATCTTTTTACGAAACTACTAATGCGGCATTTGAGATTGGACCCACTTCAGCAAATGGATCTTTTTATATAAAAGACACATATAACAGCACCGAGCGTCTCCGAATCGATTCAACCGGACGAGTTGCTATTGGTACTACATCTGCTTTTGGTAGAGTATGTATTGAAACACCCGGAGGTAATGCTATGGTTACCAGGTATAACTCAAGTAATTCTAGGGCCGGTATGTATATAGGCGGTACATCAGGTGGACCGTTTCTTGGAGCAAATCTAACTCATTCTTCGGGAAATCAATTTAATTATGATTTAACCGGCGTTATGTGGTATGTGGGAGCTCCACAAGGTCAATCAGCATTATGCTTTGGGTGTGCTACTGGAACTGCTGGAACCGCAGCAACTTCAGATACAACAACCAACGAGGTAATGCGAATAACTACAGATGGTACCGTACGAGGTAAAAGTTATGCACAAACATCTACAAGCGGTACTACCTCTATTGTAGATACAGGTATCAGTATACTTTCTCTTAATAACTACCGTGCTATTTATTTAGCTGTTGTCACAGGTAATTATAATTCTAACGGTAGTGAATTATATAGATCGACAGTGGCAAGTCTAATATTTATTTCTGTGGGCTGGAGTGGAACTACATATCAATACAAAATTGATACTACTACTTTAGGCCAGGGAACAGGTCCAACGCAGGGAGCATTACTTTTAACCGCCACGTCATGGGATGGAACTACTGAAACTACTACTCCACTTTATACTCAGACCAACGTGGGACTGCGTCTTAAAATTAGCGGTTATGCATCAAGCCCGGGCGGGCCAACCGGCGCAAATCAAGAAGTTTATTTAACAAAATTATTATAGTTGCAGGTTAACATAATTCATTTACTATGAATAAATGATTACAAAAACCACTAATTTTTTTACAGATACAATTAAAACTTTTCTATTCTTTGCTTTTCACCCCTTACAATGGTTATTTTTTCGAATGCCAAGACTTTATGAAGCAGTAGTCTGTATGTTAATATTTATAAAAAACAATATACCAACAAAAATAGAATTATACCATACATGGTTACATTGGTCACACTGGCTCTTAAGATATACATACTATTTGTTTATAGTTACTGCAAATTTATCTATTAATACTTGTAGTTACTTGCAGAATAAACTAAAGACAAATACAAATGAACTGGATAAATTACTAAAATCTAGTTGACATTATCTGATAATTCATATATTATTACATAATGCAAAGTTTAACGGATCAGTATTATTCTCGACTACTTGCTGTAGCCAAAGAAAGTAAAGGTATCCGTACCATAAAAAGCATTGAGAACGATCAGATTGAAGCGGAGATGTTAGATGGCTCTACACAGCTATTTGATTGGAATGAAGTTATTAACTATAAAAATTTTATAAATAAAAAATAATGAAACAGAAAATGTGGAGGTTGTATGATGTTCGTTATAAAGACGGTAAATCAGGGCCAACGGAAATAGTTGTTAATCTCGACGGCTTTGAATGGAGCCCGGAAATAGCGGTAGGTCCGTTTCATCTTAATACGAAAGCATATAAGGCTATTAAAGAGGTAACTGGTTTAGAATTAGATACTTGTAAGGTAGATACTTTTTATCTTGACTAAATTCTATATTCCTTCATAATAGTAGCAGAATGAAAAACAAATATGAAGTTAGTTTGCTGGTGTTTGTTAAGAACAAATACAAGTATGGCCAGGAAGAAGAAAAGCTTGGTATTCTTGCCGACAAGCTTGGCGGTAAGGAGATTGGGGGCGGTACTTGTCTTTCTACTGGAAAGCGCGATAAACAATTTTACTTCAAATCTAAACAAGATGCTGAGACCTTCCTCAGCTATCCAACCACACAACAAGTCATATTGAAGGAGTATGATTTACAGGAGATTAACAATGATTAAACCAGAATATATTAAAAGTCGTAACCAGGATACTTACCCCATCTATGCACGGGTGGGTACTCGTTCTCAGGGACGTCCGCAGAGTAAACTCGGTAATACTATGCGTAAGCTCTTAGTAGGAGATGCTTTCTTCTATCCCTATACCACACCAAAGTCAGTATATCGTTTGGCAGATTATCTTTTAATCAATATTGAGACTAGAAAAGACCGGGGCGGTTTTTGGGTTGAACGCAAAGGATGAGTTTCGAGAGCTGGAGGCAGATACTATTTGCTGTAACTGAATAGGTTAGACCTCAGCGCGCCAGGCACATAGCATGGAAAGCGAGACTAAGTTTCTAATCGTTCCTTCTGCTCTTGTTTTTTCTTGATTAGTTACAATATTCCTGTATAATATTGGTATGAGCAAGAAAACCAACAAACTTAATGTGAAGGTTAATGTAGATACCATTCATGTAGGCCCTTTCAAGCCTATTAAATATTATGAGGCCGAAATTGAAGCTTCTGACAAATGGCTACAAACATTTCGAGACATTGGTCGTAAAGTTATTACTGAAGATCAATATATGAACATCGGTATTAATCACGTTATCACTAAAGCTGTTGATGGAAAGTTTGAACTGGATTCAGTAAAGAAGATCAAGAAAAAGAAGTGAGTAAATTCACCTTTACATCTAACTTTGTACCTGATCAAATGGACCGGGCCAATACTGCATCCAAGGTTACCCATGAATTTGAAGCAGATACTCTGGATGAGGTGTTGGCACAATTTACTCAATTTTTAAGGGGAGCGGGCTTCTACTTTGAAGGGGATGTGGAGATTGTGGATAATACTCTGCCTTTGACAAATGAAGAAACGGATAGTATTCCTGCTCCAGCCAACCTGCCTGTTAAAGACTTGGAAGTAAAGGGCAAGTTTTATCCTTCAGGTCCTGCCAACCCTACTATTTATAACATGGTGGACCCACCTTCTGGGTGGAGGTATGGATTCCCCATGCGGTATGAATCGGATAAAGATGGTGACTTGGAAGATTTTCTTGTCAAGAATGGATACCCTGCTGCAGATGCCAAGTTTGCTTCTCAGAATAGTCGTTTCTGGTATGAATCGGATAATGAAGACAAAAAGTGAATATTATCCTGACAAATGGGTGGTTGTCAAGATTACCAAAGAAGATGCCTCATGTGTTTATAAAGTGTTTGCTTGTTGGTATGGTGGTTATTTGAACGGGGATTCTTGGAAATTAAATTCAGGTATTACAAGCGTAACTTTTAATCAAAATGTTTATGCATTCAATGGTTTATCTGGTTCAGTATACTATTGTGGCATTAATTCTTATGGCACAAACACTTATGGTCAAGGTGTGTTAAATAATTTGATAGATGAAATTGGCAAAATTGGAGCACAAATGGTAATTATGCCAGAACATACAAATTGGTTGCAATTATGTTACCAACAAGGAGCAACTGTAAAGTAAAAGTTTACAGTTGATGTTAGACTAATTACATGTATAATAATTGAATGAACAATAAAAAAATAGATAAGTTCATTGAGAAAGCTCTCAAGAAGATGTTTCAAGCCGTGGGTGCCCAGAAAGAATATAGCTTAGACTATTGTAAGAAGAAAGATTGGTACATGAATCATTCATGGAATGATAAACAAATTGCAGAGTACAAAAAATGGTTTATGAAGAATGCTACCAAAGATTTGCAGTTAACAGATAAAGGTGCAGAGAAAGAATGGGGTTATTTCTTCTTGGCATGGGGATGGAAGCAAGATTATGAAAATGCACATAGCAAATCCGCCGTATAAGGAGTGGTGGCTTACAAGAAGTGTGAGTTTAAGGTTCACATTCCCTACCATTGATTTGGGTTTGAAAAACAATCCTGAAGATTTGTTTGAGTTTAATGACACTCCCAAATGGGCGGGGTTTAAACTGAATTGTGACACAAATATTTCTTTTGAATCATATGATTATGGCAGAATATGGACTTGCAAGATATTAGGATTGGGCCTGGTGCTATCCAAGTACATAGGATATGCTTATGAATAATTTGGTTGATGTATGGTTTACAGAAGAGCAGTTAAAAACTATTCGTTTTGCACTTAAAGATTACAGATGGAAATGTGGTTATGTTGAAGGAGAAGAAATTGATAGTATTGTAGAACATATTAATCATATTTTGGAAAGAATGAAGCATAAATGAAAGCAGAACTACAACAAAAACTATTCAAAGATTTTCCTAAATTATTTGCACAAAAAGATTTAGACATGCAGCAAACATGCATGTGTTGGGGTATTGAATGTCCCAGTGAATGGTATGATGTTATATATGCGGTGTGTGATCATATTCAGGGCATGATTGATTGTAACAAGGATCTTTCTGATAGATATCCTCAAATTGAATTTACTCAAGTCAAAGAGAAATTTGGAACTTTGTGCATGTACTACCATCCCCCTACTGATTGGGTGGATGGGGTGTTAGACATGGCAGATGCCATGGTGTATAATGATAAGTTGATTGGCAGACAGTTTAAATGAATATTGTGATTGAATTTGCAGATGTGGCTTCTGTATTTTTATGCTTGAGCTTTTTGGTATTCTGCTATATAATGATCAAAGACAAATTATGAATGTAATTGTAGGTACTCCTAAATACTTTTCTTGTAAAAATTGGTGATGAATAAATTTTATAAATTAGTTCAGACATTATTTGAAATGCATGGTGATACATGGGGTGAAACTGCTTGGACAGATACTAGAAACGGCAAAGAAATAAAAGTAACTATTAGTCAGCTTTTGAATTTTGCAAAAGATATTCCAACTACAGAAATTGACACAGAATCATTGCGTTCCATATCTCTTCACTCCGATAAGACTGATTCAGAAACTTTAGCCAATATACAGAAGGCTAATTTAGATTATCCAATTCTAATAATTAGAAAGAAAGATGGCAAGTATAAGGTAATTGATGGTCATCATCGTTTACAGAAAGCAATAAACAATAAAATACCAAAAATTAAAACTAAGATTATTAATATAGATTCGTTGCCTGAAGATTGGCAATGGCTATTAGGATGATATGAAATTTAATAAGTTAGTTCAGGCATTACTAGAGAAAAAGAAAGTGGCCCCACGCGGTGTGTGTTGAAAGGGCTACAAGCCTGTTGGTACAAAAAAGAAGAGTGGTAAGACAGTTTAAATGAATATTGTGATTAAATTTGCAGATGTGGCTTCTGTATTTTTATGCTTGAGCTTTTTGGTATTCTGCTATATAATGATCAAAGATAAATTATGAACATGATTATAGGTACTCCCAAAGATATGCCTCCGACCACACATTTTAGTGAAAGGGTGTTTGTGAGTCAACCACACTATAAGATTGTGTTTGCCAATGGTCTGGGGTTCTATATCATAAACAGCTTCAAATACAATAAAATTCCCAAGTTTTATGCCATGTTTAGAAGAGAATTCTGGGAATTAGGAATAAATTTCCTAGGCTGGTTATTTGAGATTCAATGGAATAAATCATTCAAGGTAACAAAACACCATGGGACTATTTGACACAGTAATTATTGAAAAGCTTAAACTAGACTATCCCCCGGAAGTGGATAGTTTCTTAAAAGAAAGAAATGCAGAATTTCCTAATGATTTTCAAACCAAAGATTTGGATTGCAGCATGGCCATGTACAAAATCACAGAAGATGGCCAATTGTGGCATGAGCAAAGGGTCCCTAATGGTAAGAAAGTAAAGAGAAATTCATGGCCCAGGTTCAAGCAGGACTTGTCTTGGCTGGAAACTGTTTACTGGGATTATAGAGAAAAGCAGCTTGATAAAAAAATGAATGCATTGTATTCTGAATTTGATGAAGGTTATGATTTGGTTTTCAAACCTTCTAATGTTACTGCCACTATTAATCTGTATACATATGAATTGATTCAAGACAAATATTTAACTCTGGATTATGAAGTGATATTGGTAGGAGGCAAAGTAGTGAGCTCCCGTTTAACTCATCATGAGATTGAAACAGATGATGAAAAGAACGACAGATATATTAGAGATAAAGAGTTAGACGAAAATCTAGCTGCCCGCAGAGAAGCTCGTAATAAACTGCATGCACAATGGTATTACCCTGTTATTAAAGAGGTATACAATCCTCTGGTGTTTCTTGCTAGTAAATCTCTGCAATACATAGCAGATAAGCTCAAACAATTGAGCTACAAATTAACAAAATATTGAAAAAAATATAGAGAAAGGAGTATATCTGGGTGAGTAAAGATAAACAATTAGAAAGTGCTTGGAAAGTGAGATTTCCTTTTTGGTTTTGGGGTA